GGTGCGCAGATGATGAATAATGGTTATGGTTATGGGACGAATCCTTATGGTATGATATCATCAGGTGGTGGTAGAAAAAAAGTGTATAAATCAACAAAATCTAGAAGACCAAAGGTAGGTGGAACTTCAAAAACACGCGGGAAACCAAGGAAGAGTCGCCGTAGAAAGAATTAAGAATTATTAACAATAATTAATAGTATAAATTTAATTATTGTTTAGTTTATTTTTTAACAAGCTTTTTCTTTTTAATAGTTTTTTTAACAACTAATTCCATCATAGCAGCCGCGCGTTGTTTTTGATACTCTTTATAGGCAATTTCAAGTTGTTCCAACTCCTTTAGCCACATTTTTTCAATCGTTGTTGTTTTTATAATACCTAGTTCTGTATCTTTATATCCTTTTTCTTGTAAAAGTTTATCCACATTTTCTTGACTTACACTATCCATCGGCATCTTAACCAAATATTTATATTCATCATCTTCATTTATTTTATCATAATTTTTCTCATCAAGCATATTATAAATAGCATCTTTTTTCATGTTCCTTAGGTCAATCGTCCCTGCAAGTGTTTCCTGAATATATTTTGCTTTATTTGAAAGAACTGTTAATTCCCTTTCGTTTTTGTCTATCAAATATTTTTTTCGTTCTTCGTACATACAATACCGGGTAGGAAAGTACGCCTCTATAATATCCTCTGCTGTTTTATATAACTTGAGCTGCTCATCTTTATCAAACAGATGCATATTGGTTCTAGTATTTGTTGTGTATAATTTAAAATACTTTTCAATCCCATTACATCCATGTTCCGATTCTGTGGATTCTAATTCACTCAATCTTCCATTATGCAATACAATCGTAATATCTATATTTTTATCGGTACAAAGTTCCACGAAGTCTTTGACATGTCCGTTTTTCTTACCTTTTTTGTTATCAACTAAACCTTCTAAGAATTTTTTGTAATCATCAGTCCAGGTACCTATAGGTAATTCTAAAATTCTAATAGTGTTAGAATCTAATTTTTCATAAACTCCTTTGATTAGATATTTTGTTTCATTTATTTTTGAAATGGTTCCTTTAAATCCTTCGTAATAAGGCAAAAGTTCGTTAGGATAGGTTTTACCATTTAGTCTTAAAGAAATATACTTGATAATTTCCAAAGGATTATAGCACATAATATCCGTACTAAATCCAGTTCCAATACCTTTTGAACCATTTACTAGGATCATAGGAATAATAGGAGCATAGAATAGTGGTTCTACGGGTGTACCATCGTCATCCAAATAAGTTAAAATTTTATCATCATACTCGGGATAAATATGTCTAGTAATCTTATTTAGTTGTGTAAATATATATCTTTCACTTGCACTATCTTTTCCACCCGCTAATCTTGTACCAAATTGACCATTTGGTAGAAGTAAATTAATATTATTGGAACCGACATAATTTTGAGACATATTAACAATAGTTCCATTTAAACTGGCTTCACCGTGATGATATCCAGAATGTTCTGATACATAACCACTAAATTGTGCAACCTTAATTTCATTATTCAATCCTTTTTTGAAAGCGGCGAACAAAGTTTTTCGCTGACTTGGTTTCATACCATCTATACCGCTAGGAATTGAGCGACCACAATCGTATTTTGAAAAATGTTTCATTTCTTTATGTATGAAATCTTCATAAGATACTTCTTTTTTATTTGTATCCAAACAATCCGTACGATTATATTGTCCTAACCAACCTTTTCTATCTTCTGCGCGTTTTTTATTGAAAATCATGTCAATAGCATCATCACTATTTTCTGTATGCGAAAAATAAACTTCTTTTTTCTTTTTAAAATATTCTTTAAATTCTTTACTGGTACTTGTACCCAACCCTTTGTAATATTTAATCTTCCAACCCTTTCCATCATTATTTTCCTTTTTCCAATCTTCGTATTCTGCGTCATTATAAAATGTCAATTCTTGAGCCCCTTTTTTAGCTTTTAAAATAGGAGTATTAACGAAGCCTATAAGATTTAACTTACATATCGTTGGCCATAAAGTTTGAAACATATTTATTCCTAACCCTTTAATATGTGACCCATCTAAATCCTGATCTGTCATAAATAATATTTTTCCGTATCGCAATCCACTTTTAACATCCTCGAACGAGTTATATTCTTTATCAGTTTCCAGACCTAAAATTTGTTTTATCTCAATAAATTCTTTATTTTCCCCAACTCTTGCAATAGATTCACCGCGAACGTTAAATAGCTTACCTTTCATCGGATAAACACCAATATATTCTCTATCTTCTTTTACCAACCCTGAAATAATACCCGCCTTAGCCGAGTCTCCCTCGCAAAATATAATAGTACATTTATAAGATTCATTTGTACCTGCTTTATTAGCATCAACCAGCTTTGGTATGCCGCGAATACTTTTACTTTTAGTCCCATCACTTTTTTTCACATCTTTTTGTTGTTTAACCGCGGTTAATTCGCAGGCCAAATTCATAATACCTAGTTGTTTTGCAGCTTTTTCAATAAATTTATCACTAACCGTACATGACGAACCAAATTTGGGACTAGGAGTACTCATATAATCTTTTGTTTGACTTTCAAAGGATGGATTTTCAATATCACATCTTAGAAACAACATTAATTGCTCTTTGATTGTATTTGGTTTCACCTCGATTTTTTTTTTCTGTAAAATATATTTAACTAGTTTTCTAATTATTTGATCCCTAACATATTCAACATGTTTTCCTCCTTTTGCCGTACAAATACCATTTACAAAAGATACTTGTGAAAATTCTTCTGTAGGCGATATAGATAAAGCATACTCCCATCTTTCACCTGCTTCTTCATATACACGCTTACTTTCATCTTTTGAGCCAATATACATATCCACGTACTGTTGAAACGTTTTAATAGGTACAATATTAGAATTATATTTTACTTTAACATTCTTACCCGTGACCGCAGATATATCATAAACCCTTTTAATAAATAAGTTAATCATGTCTTGAGATAAATTTTCCATACCAAGCCTTTTATAATCGGGTTTAAATGTGATTCTAGTAAATGGTTTGCTATTGCAGGTTTTAATAACAGGCTCTGTTTTAGTATCCAAATTATTAAGATATTCTTGGGTGAATTTTTTTCTGCGTACATGATCAACAGTTTCTATTTTTCCATAAGTTGACCATATAAATATTAATTTTGATCCAAATCCATTTTTTCCACCAACTATTTTTTTTTCTTTTTTATTATAATTTGTTCCAGTTCTAAGGTGAGCAAAAATCATTTCGGGAATCCAAATCTTATATTCTGGATGCATGGCAATATCAATACCATTTCCATCATTCATCATAGAAATTGTACCATCCTCTTGTATATCAACTTCTATATTTGTAAGAGGTATAATATTAGGTTTGCAACTTTCCATTGCCGCTTGCATCCTCATATAATGATCTCTACAATTGACAATTGCTTCATCAAAAAGTTTATAAAGACCAGGATTTAAAAGTATTTCCTTTGCAACTATCTTTTTATTGCCGTCATAAACATGAGAATCTGTTTCCGTATTTTCTACACTTCCTACATAGGTGTCAGGATTATGCAGAATATGTTCAATATCTGTCTTCATTTGATATGTTTCAGCTAAATTACTGTTATTAGGAGGCATAATTATAAGTTTCATTTATTTCTTTAAACTTTTTTCAATTTTTATATTTGATAATATAAATTGGTTTGGTTCGCTACATGTTGAATTAAAAATATAAATATTAGAATACTTATTAAGTAGTGGAAAAACAAGAAAAGTAGAAGAAGTTCATTTCTGATTTTTATAAAAAAAAAAAAATTCAAAAGTATTTTCGTATATTTGGCTATTTTCAAGAAATTTGGGTCGAAATTTTCCAAAATACTTTTGAAAAATAGTTTTTTTTTTTGAAAAAAAATGGGATTAGCGGGGTGATGTAGGAAAAAAGAGGAAAAACCTGTGAAAAAACATGTAGGCAGCTTATGGTCTGCTGAAAAAAAGGCACTAATTTCACTTTTTTTTCACTTTTTTTTCACTTTTTTTTGATGTTTTTTAAAAAGTTGCCTTAAAAAAAAATGCAAAATTTGGAACTTTTTGCATTTCTTACGACAAATAATAAGACAATTTTAAAAATAAAAATTACGATAAGAGCATCTTCCCCTTGCGATTTTTTTAACGGTTTTGCGATTTTTTATTTTTGGTGATTGGTTTTCGTAAGCCACTTTTTTGAAAATTTACATGTTTGTTATTGAGCCCCCTCTTGCGATTTTTTTGAAAAAATCGCAAGACGAGGAAGGTAAGAAAAAATTTTGAAAAAAAAAAAATTAAGACGATTTTATAATAACAACCCTGTTTTTTTAACTTTTTTGCATTTTTTAGCAATTTCACATTTTAGACCATAAATAATATAAAAATAATATTTTGATATATATATATATGGAAAACAGTAAAAAAAAAACTTTGAGTTGTAAAGTTTGTAAATATTTTACAAAAAATAAATATGATTTCAAAAAACATTTGCAAACAAAAAAACATTTAAAAAAATTTTGCGAATCATGTAGTACAATTGAGGAAAATCCTGAAGTTTTCTCATGTAGTGATTGTGGTAAGGAATATAAATACAGTAGTGGTTTACTTAAACATCGAGAACTATGCCCCGGGCGTAATAATGAGAAAAATGACAAAAACAAGAAAAAAGAAAAAGATATTTATGACAAAAAAATGCAAGAATTTATAGAGGTTCAAAATAAAAATATGAAATCGTTGGTAGAGACGTTAGAATCCGCGGCGACTTCAAATAAGACTGCATTAACTAATTTAGCATCAAAGGTAGGAAACACTACTAATAATTATAATACGATGACTATAAATTTATTTTTAAATAAGGAATGTGCAAATGCGATGAATTTAACTGATTTTATAAATTCGTTGAAGTTGAATTTTGATGATTTACAGTATACATGTGATAACGGATATGCAAAAGGAATCACAAATATATTTGTAAAAAATTTAAATCAATTGGAACCAACAGAAAGACCGATTCACTGTAGTGATAAAAAAAACTGTAATTTTTATATAAAAGATGAAAATGTTTGGAGTGAAGATAAGATGAATGAGAAAATAGATAATAGTATAGAAACAATATCAAAAAAACAGATATTAAAAATCAAAGAATGGCAGAGTCATAATCCAAACTGGGCTAACAGCGAAAATGGAGAAGTATCTTTCATGAAAATGATTAAAGAATTAATGGGAAACACAAGCAAGGTAAAAAATGCACACGAAAGTATAAAAAAAGATTTAGGCAATAATGTTGATATAGGAACGTTAATAGAAAATGATGACAAAAATTAATTATAATATTATTAATTGATTGAAATATAAATGAAATAATATTATATATATAACCAATGTCATACTATGTAAAAATTACTCAACAACCGAATAGAATAATAGAATTACTTGAAACACAGGTATTTGAAAAGACATCTGGTAATAATGTGGCGTATCACGCGGAATTATCGCCTCCGTCATCTTCAAGCGATGAGTTAAATTTAATAGATGGAATTATAGAACAAGATCCGGTTTCTAGTGGAACAGATGATTCTAGTAATCATTTTGTCAAAGTTTATTTTAATACCCTAGAGACCTCTATTGTTTTTCGTTTATTTAAACCCGGGCCATCTTTTACTCCGCAGAATGTTGGAAGATTAAATAGATATTTATATGATTACAAAAGAATAAACTATACAAATAGGTTGCCAAGTTGGAATAGGTTTGGAAATAAACAATTAGTTGATAGATCTTCGATTAGTAATATTGGAAATTGGTTTACATACTTTTTTGATGGGTATATTTATTTTAAAACTACTACAACCATTCACTTTGGAATTACAAGTGATGATGATAGTTTTTTATGGATAATAAAAGGTGATAGAAAATGGAACACTATAGGTCATCCAAATCGTACCGGTGTAAATTGGATTTCGCCGCAAAGAATACGAGATTCAAAATTAGTAGTTAGTCATCCAAATAATCACGGACAATCCGGTAGATATAGAGGTAGTATGCATGGTTCATATACATTTCAAGCAAACACTCTTTACACTATACTTATGAAGGTGACCGAAAAAAAAGGCGGTGCTGGATTAAATCTAGCTATATCAAATCGTTCTCTAAATAATGCAAAGCGTAGAGCCGATAGGTTTCCCGATAGTTTTTTTTCATCCTATGAAGGAAGTATAGAAAATACGAGTAGTGCATCTAATGTATTAGATGGTGCCACCGTAGAATTATTTGATATAAATGATAATTTTATACGGAATTCAACAAACATTATAAATATGTCGTCGATCAGCGATACAACAAAGGAATTTGAATTAAATGTTTCGGATAAACTTGATTCATATTACATAAAAATAACCCAGTTAAAAAAAGAGCCTATACATTTAAATGAAATACAAATATTAGAAGAAGAAAATGGAGTAAATGTAATATCTAAAGTAATCATCATACCAAGTTCCGTAGAACCAGAACCGAAAACTTATAACGGATTAAATCTATTAAGAAATTATGGAACCGCTCGTAGTAATACGAGTAGCGATGAAACATATGAACCCTTACATTTCTTGAAAGCATCTTTTAATACATTAGATAATCATGTAAATGTGCGTATAGTAAATGTAAAAGGTTCTTATGAAGAAACATCCAAAATAACGGGTTCAAAAGTAGAATTATTTGATAAAGATGATAATTTAATTTATACTCATCCCGTAGGGATTACAATCGACCAATCACAACAAGAGGAAGTATTGAAAATGTATTTGGTTGAAAATATATCATCAGGTTCTATAACAAAAAAAAATATAGAGTTTGATAGAGGCTCAACCCATAGTATTTATTATAAATTTATGCTTTCTCACTCTTCAATACAACAAAACCTGATGAACATAAAATTAAATATACTAAGAGACTATAATTATTCAAAAATAGAATATGATATTATTACAGAAAGGGATTACAACAATAATAATTTAAATAATATTTTGTTTAGTTCTTCTGTAGCAGTTACAAGTACAGAACAGGAATTGCTAATAAATCAGGATGAAATAAGTATATTTTCAAAAGATGAAGACCTTCATTATTATTTAAGATTAACACCGGTTTATGATTCAACATATGGTACAGAGTCTAATAATGTATTAGATATAATAGAAAATGATGATGGTACAAAACACTATCATTTACTTAAAAATATATCAAAAAATGAACTTGAATCTTCAACCGCGTGGCAACCGAATTATCCTATAAAATTATACACCGGTGATTCATTTAATGGTCATGGATATAGAATAGACATGGGAAATATAGAATTATGGAAAGGATTATTTGATACCGCTAACTCCACCGATCCCGATAACTTAGTGGTTATTAAAAATATAAAAGTAATAAATAGTGGTTTATTAAAAAGTTATTGTGGTATAATAGTTTCTTCCTATGAAGGAGGGGGTTCAGAATTGGCAAGAAATGTGCATATATCAAATTGTGAAATAGTTAATTTACTTTCTAATAGTAGTGAAAAATATACGGGAGGTATAATAGGAGCTTATACAAAAGGAAGAGTAATTATAGATAACTGTTATGTTGAAGGTACAACATCTACATATGGTGGTGGTATTATGGGTGGATATAATTTTGGAGAGATTAATGTAAATAATTGTATTTTCACTGGTTCTTTATCTAACAGTTCTGGTGGAATAGCCGGAGCATATTGTGGATACTCTGGATTAACACAACATAGTGACAATAATACGAATGTTCATGTAAATAGCTGTAAGACAATATTAGGTTATATGGGTGAATGGGCTGGAGGAATTATAGGACAAAGTTGTGGTAGTGGCCAGGATGAATCATCCTATGGAAGTATGGGAAATACTAGAACTATAAGAGTAATGAATTGTCATGTTAAAGTAAGCGAATATTTTAATACATCTTCAGGAGGTATAATAGGGTATTTTGCTTTATTGAATTCAAGTAATACGAAATTATGTATTTATAAATGCATTTCCGATTTATATGATTCAGAGATGACTGGATATAATAATGGTGGTATTATGGGTGGTTGGTCGGGTAGGACCGGTGCAATAGAGATATATGATAATATCGTAAAAATAAAATTTAACACTAGAGCTTTTGGTTATTCCGGAATATTTGGCGCATTTAATCTTGAACCTAAAAATACCGAAGATATAGGTGTTCCTATAAAATTATCTAACCCAGAATCCTATAGTAAAAGCAGTTATATAAAAATAAGAGGTGTATATATTATTGGAGGTAATTTTGTAGGAAGCGGTGGTATGAATATTTTAGATTCAGCGCGTAATGAGGGTAGAGGAATAATTGCGGCCCCCTCCTCATCCAATCGTAGAGCAGCTCTTTCTCAAAGTACTATAAAATACATAGAGAGATTTTCTGTTTCAAATGTATACAGTTTAATTTTCAAACGCTTTGTAGGTATAAATAAAGAAAATCTAGGATTATTTGGAAGTAAAAATTCCTATGATTTTAATATATCAAATAATGCAGAATTACTAGAAAATATATATACAATAAATGGTGTTACTAGTGAATCAGAAGAAAAAATAAAACAGTTCTGGGGAATTAGTACGGATTCAAGAACAGAAGGTATTATAAATTCTTTGGGTAATTTAACTGAAAGCATATTCAGTATAGGAGATAGAGGGGGAGAAGAAAAAGTGGTAGATGTTTCCCATTATAATATAAATTCAACTGCTCAGAATATAGAGGTACATTTTCCAATAGAACGCTATCCAATATTAAATAGATTTAAAGAATATCCTTGGAATCCGGATTACTATAATAACTATTATGATATACCAAGGCATTTTTCAAATACTTATAATTTGAAAATAGATAATAAGACAAAGGCGCATATATCTGCGGTATTGACTGTAAATATATTAAGCGAGCCAACCCATAGTTGGGATTTTCGTGGTTTAAGGTGGAGAGGTAATAGAATAAAAGATGAAGCAAGTGATAATTTACTTGCAAAAGCCTATGGAAGTGTTTATGTAGAAGAAGGAGTTGTATTGGATAGTAATTCTTATATAGAAATAGACCCATTTGAATTTGGTGCGCCATTTACATTTGAATTTTACTATGAGACTGCGGTTTTAGATGGCATTTCGTGTTTATTGCAGTGTAGTGATTCTGATAAACAGTATGATGGGACTAGTTCATTTGCATTATATAAACTGAATGAGTATTCGGAAAAAATGACGCTTTTATATGGAGGTTCAAATAATTATAGTAGTAAAGAATGGGAAAATATTTTTCCTAATAATACCGTTATGCATCTAGTATTAACAGTTAATAATGATGGAACCGTTGTGATATATAATAATGGAATAAAAACGTATGAATCAACCTATGCTGATTTAGCTGGAGAAAATAGCGTTCCTTTTAATAAAACAACAAGAGAATTCCATACGTTAGGCGGTGGATCATGGAGTACGAGTAAAGGAAATTATAATCATTCTTTTAATGGAATTATGAAATACTTTAGAGTGTGGAATAATCAAATACTTAATCAAGAAGACATTACTATCTTATATGAAAACCGAGATACCTATTATTTTTTTTATGAACCGGAACCGGAACCGGAGCCGGAGCCAGAGCCTCAGCCGGAGCCGGAGCCAGAGCCTCAACCGGAGCCGGAACCAGAGCCTCAACCGGAACCGGAACCAGAGCCTCAACCGGAACCACAGCCGGAACCTGAGCCACAGCCGGAACCGGAACCACAGCCGGAGCCTCAGCCAGAGCCTGAGCCAGAACCGGAGCCTCAACCGGAGCCTCAACCGGAGCCTCAACCAGAACCAGAGCCTCAACCGGAACCACAGCCAGAACCAGAACCACAGCCAGAACCAGAACCGCAGCCAGAACCAGAACCGGAACCAGAGCCTCAACCGGAACCACAACCGGAACCCGAACCACAGCCGGAACCAGAACCACAACCAGAACCACAACCAGAACCACAACCAGAACCGGAACCGGAACCGGAACCGGAACCGGAACCGGAACCGCAACCGGAACCTGAACCGCAACCGGAACCGCAACCTGAACCTGAACCAGAACCTGAACCGCAACCAGAACCTGAACCGCAACCAGAACCTGAACCACAGCCAGAACCGGAACCGGAACCGGAACCGCAACCGGAACCTGAACCGCAACCGGAACCGGAACCTGAAATACCAGATTATAGTGGATTGTGGGATATATCAAATAACGCAACCTTTGTAGAAATCTCTGAAGAAAAATTAATCATAAAAAATTACTTGTTGAATGATAAATCCGTATCAGAAGTAGATAGATATGATCACATATATTTTTATGTATCACCGGGAACACGAATTTCTAGTATAAATTTAAAAGAATTTGTTATTAACTCAAAAACAGGTATTCATTATTCTATACTTTATAGAATACAAAGATATACACAGAATATAGATTATGACGCGGTGGATGATATTAGTGGAGTACTTACAGAAACAGATATAGAAACAAATATACTTAACGAAATTTATTTACCAGGAGGAGATTCGGTTGGTGATGGTGTTTATCATGCTATTTCGTTTGAGATATATCCTATACCAGAAGCAGCTTACAGATCTGATAATATATATTATAGATTAGAAGGAGATATTCAAACATTTACAAAAGAAACAATAGGCGGTTCTGTAGTTGGTTCTTATTATTCAAATTCAAATATAAAAGTAAAAAATTCCAGAGATGAAATACTAGTAGAAGGAACAACTGATGAATATGGAAAACATATTAACTCCTATGAAGTATATGATAATTTTGTATTGATTGAATGCGTTGGAGGAACAGATATAATGACAAATAAAACAAATGACAACAACATGTTTAGATACTATAAGGCAATAGATCTAACTATAGTTGAAACAGGTTTATACGCGATTCATTTAAATCAAATTACAAATTTACATTCCTATTTAGTAGATGTTAGTTATTCAGATAATATACTAGGAGTTGTATTAGAATCTTATAATAAACTATCTTCAATATTAGATATAAGCAGTAGTTATATAAATATAGATTTTATTAAAGATAAAAATAGCGAAGGTTATATGGTTTCATCTAAAATATCTGTAATAACTTCAATATTAGGTTGTTACTTAAATAATAAAACTAGTATATCAATATTATATGCAAAAAATAAAGTATTGAATTCGATAGCAATATTAATAGATGATAATACAATATCAAGCTTATTTGATTTGTCTAGTATAGAAAACGTATTTTCAAAGGTATTAGAATTAGAGTCAATAGCAGAGATTCAAACGGATAAAGATTTCATAGGAAGCTTAGTAGTAAGTATTTTAAGTAAATATTCATCATTAACTTTATCGGTTGAGGAAACTAGTTTTATAGATATAAAAAATATATCTTATGCAGCGGAATTAATAGGAGGCGAGATAGCATCAAATTTAGATACAGATTATATTTTTAATATAGATGATTATATAACATCAGCGTCTTCAATTACAAGTAGTGGTGAAATGTTTGAGCCTACAGATTTGGAAAAGGCTACAGCAGTTTTTTCAAGTGTCACGACAACAACTTCTTTGTTAATGCTGGAAAATATACAGTATTCTATAATTATAGAGAGATATCCAGAGACTTTATCAGGAAATGATTTGGCAGATAGACTATCTCAAATAAGTATAAATGATGGCGAGGAAATAACAGAAAATTATATAAATTGGGATAATATTCCTTTGGAAGACGATAAAAAGTTAATAAGAGATAGTTTTATACATATTATATTTGATGCTGACGGTGTTAATAGTGATATTAACTCGTTTAAAATAGAGAAGGCAAAATTAGGAATAGTTTTAGATAATACAGAATCAAGTAATATTCGTGCTATAAATTTAGATCCTACGATGGTATATGTTTATAAAGCAGGTCCTGTAGAAGAATCTATAAAAATCATAGATTTAAACGATATAGATGATGTGGGTGTGTATACGGCTTTTAATTCGAATAATAGTATTATAAAGTATATAAAGGATGATTTATCCTTAGAATTTACATATAATAATTCTAAAAAACAACTTACGATGGATGAACCAGGAGAGCGACATATATTGGATATAAGTGATAATAATATAATAGCAACATCTAAAGGGAGAATATTTTATTTTGAAAAAAGTAATAATGATCAAGCAAATTTTGCGGTATATACCGAACAAGAATTAGAGCCTCAACCGGAACCCGAACCGGAGCCCGAACCGGAGCCAGAGCCCCAACCGGAGCCTCAACCGGAGCCGGAGCCACAACCGGAACCGGAACCCGAACCTGAGCCACAACCGGAACCGGAACCCGAACCAGAACCCGAACCGGAACCCGAACCAGAACCCGAACCTCAACCGGAACCTCAACCGGAGCCCGAGCCCCAACCGGAACCAGAACCGCAGCCGGAACCCCAACCTGAACCAGAACCGGAGCCAGAACCGGAGCCAGAACCAGAACCAGAACCTCAACCGGAACCAGAACCTGAGCCGGAACCCGAGCCGGAACCCGAGCCTGAACCGCAGCCGGAACCAGAGCCGGAAATACCAGCTATAGATCCAACATATATAGATGGTAGTGAAATTATAGATATTTCTATTAACGATAATGGAAATATATTGGTAAATGATGATTTTAATGGAGGTCCGGTTAATATTTATAGAATTAATATTCCAGCAAATATTCAGATTTCTTATTTAAATCTTAAAGGGTTTTCTTCTAATTCTCAGGATATAATCTATTATGCTATAATAGATAATTGTTATAATTTACCTTTAGTAAATGGTACAATAAAACAAAAGGTATTTATAGAGTCCCATGTAAATGTAAATGAAGATGATAAAAATATATTGTTTAATAACTATTTATTAAAAGAACTGAAAGGTGGATTTCAAGAAGGAGGAAAATATTACATTATTATTTTATATTCAGTCCTAGATAGTTATTCGCATATAAGTTATGAATTATCAGCTATTCAAGAGGCAGAGCCTCAGCCAGAGCCGGAGCCGGAGCCACAACCAGAGCCGCAACCGGAACCGGAGCCGCAACCGGAACCGGAGCCGCAACCGGAGCCGCAACCGGAACCAGAACCAGAACCGGAGCCACAGCCGGAGCCACAGCCGGAACCAGAACCAGAACCAGAACCGGAACCGGAGCCTCAACCAGAGCCCGAGCCTCAACCGGAGCCACAACCGGAGCCCGAGCCTCAACCGGAGCCAGAACCAGAACCAGAACCACAACCGGAACCGGAACCCCAACCGGAACCAGAACCGCAACCGGAACCACAGCCAGAACCAGAACCGCAACCAGAACCAGAACCAGAACCAGAACCGCAACCGGAGCCGGAACCGCAGCCGGAACCAGAGCCAGAGCCAGAACCACAACCAGAACCAGAGCCACAACCGGAACCACAACCGGAACCGGAACCAGAACCGGAAATACCGGACTATGCTGGTATTAGAGATTTTATAGAAGATGCTACAGAAATAGAGTTTATAGAAGATGTGTCAAATAATATGAATATAGAAATTAAAAATATTCTATTAAATGACCAAGATGTTATTGGTGTTGATGCTTATGATCATATATACTTTAAAGTAGGTGCGGCAAAGGAACTACAAGAATTAATCGTTACAAATATAAAAATTTTAAGATATAATAAAGAGGTGGATTTAAATGAGTATCCGGATTTATCATTAAACATTTCCTATATTATATCACGAGAAACAACAGGAGTATCTACGGATACATTTACTAACTATCACGATAATCCAACAGGAACAATATCAGTAGGTGATATAAGTAAAAATATATTAATAGATACATTAGAAGGAGGGTTTCCTGTAGAATATGGTGGTGCGGAACACGATGGTTTGAATTATGCTATATTATTTTATATAAATGAAGTTAGCGAAGATTTAAATAACCTAGTAAATATGCATGAGGTTAAAATATACTATGAACTAGCTGGTACATTAGTACCACAATCAACCGAAGGATTGGTTTCATTTGAATATAAATTTAGAATTAATATACCTTATAGTGTATATTCAATAGACAAGTTGAATACATTTGATGAGTTATTGATCAATAGCGATATAGATTTAGAATCGCGATTTGCTCATTCGGCCTTATTTTTAAGAACATTATCACATAGTTTTTTAAATAATTCTGGAATAGATAGTGATGGACGAAGTAGCGCATCTTTAAATTGGGAATACTATTCGGATGATGAGGATATATCAAGTACGATAGTACTGGTGTCTGGTATGTGGGGAAGAAGAGTGAATATGATATCCTTACTATCAGAAACAGAGCAAGATGATATAGATGATCCAACTGCTTTGATAGGTGGAAATGATGGATTTTCTATAGATGTTATAAACGAGTTAGGTCTGCCAGAAGGTCTTGGAAATACAAGTCCAACTGTTGATAATATAATAGAACAATTTATATTAAAAGGCACGGATTATTTTACGAGTGAACGATTTCCGCAAGGGATAATAGTAACTTTATTGTACGTTCACGATAATAATAGCGGAACGTTGCCAATTACTAGAAGAAATTTTAAGACAAAATCTACATTTGGTAATTCTGGATTAGATATTCATTTAATATTTGGATATGAAGAAGATGCATCTTATACATTTATTCCATATATACCAACGAATACAATTCTTACAGATGTTTTTAAAGATTATGGTGGATATCAGGATACTCTTACATCGTCGCAACTTTCTAGTTTATCGAGTTTTTATAATAAAAGTTTAACTTATTGGAATACCGAAAATGTAATATCTTTTAATAACGCATTTAATGATTTATTTTATTTTTCAGCAGATATATCGAATTGGTCAATAAAAAGTATAGATGCCTCTTATAATCCGTTAGAAGGATTTTTAACGAATACAAATATATCAGCAGGAAGTTATAGTAATTTCATAAGTAATATTGACATATCTTCAGTAGCGTATAATATTACATTAGACGCAGAAACAATAAATTATTTTGATTCAATAGATGTATCAAGGAATATTTTGATAGAGACATATGGTTGGACGTTTAACGATGGAGATAGATATCCAGATTTGTCGGGTTCAAACCCTGTTATTTATACGGATTTTGAATTACCTCCTAGAAATGACTTTATGGTTGGATTATCGGGTCAATATAAAGAAGGTATATATGATTCATATGTTGGATATTTTCCGGATGATAGTGGAAATGAAGTAGCAATTTTCAATAATTCTGGAAACGTAATATTAGATCGTTTTAGTGACATTCAAGAGTATTCTATATCAAATGGGATACCTGATATATTTTCAACATATCCATATGATCAAAGTTATAATTTATTTAATTACATATTGGATGGTGCAGCGTGGTATGCTAGTGGAATTTTGGATAATAATTCTTCTAATTATATAATACCTGTAATAGAATTAGGAGAAAATACTTGCATAAATGTATATCATTCGGGTGTAGAAAATAAAGGGTCTAATTTAAATGATACAAAGATAAATATACCGGATTCAGTAATATTTAAATACGGATACACTAAATATTCTTATACACAGACGCAGTCTCTTTGGATAAGTGGTAAATTATTTAAGCCGATTACGGATGAAAATCCAAGATTAAAGATTCAAGTAGTTAATCCTTTAAGAGGTGGAAATAATATTACTTATGACGAATGGTCGCGTGAGGGAACCGTTTTAGTGGATGAAACTTTAACTACATCAAATAATTCGGATACTATTTTTAGTGTAGAATACAAACATTTTGATTCTATTTATTTATTAATAGAGTTTGAGAACGGATTGGATGTATATGATTACAATAATAATTTATCGAGAGGGTTTGTATTGCAATTAGTAGATATAATGGATATTGAGCCACAACCAGAGCCGGAGCCAGAGCCGGAGCCGGAGCCAGAGCCTCAACCGGAGCCGGAGCCGGAGCCGGAGCCGGAGCCGGAGCCGGAGCCGGAACCAGAGCCGCAGCCGGAGCCGGAACCAGAGCCGCAGCCGGAGCCGGAACCACAACCGGAACCGGAACCAGAACCGGAGCCAGAACCCGAGCCGGAACCGGAACCACAACCGGAACCGGAACCGGAGCCAGAGCCGCAACCGGAGCCAGAGCCGCAACCTGAACCAGAACCGCAGCCGGAACCGCAACCGGAACCGGAACCGCAGCCGGAACCAGAACCGGAGCCGGAACCACAGCCGGAACCGGAACCAGAACCGGAGCCGGAACCGGAACCGGAACCGGAACCACAACCGGAACCGGAACCCGAGCCAGAGCCGCAACCTGAGCCGGAACCGCAACCAGAGCCGGAGCCACAACCGGAACCGGAACCACAACCGGAACCGGAACCCGAGCCGGAGCCACAGCCTGAACCAGAGCCTCAGCCAGAGCCGGAGCCTCAGCCAGAGCCGGAGCCAGAACCAGAACCGCAACCGGAACCGGAACCCGAACCAGAACCCGAACCAGAACCAGAACCAGAACCGGAACCCGAGCTTGTAGATTATGCAGGAAGATTTTACGCACCTGATAGAGATGTAGCTACGAATATTATTATTATCGACAAAGATGATAGAGAAAATCAATACTTGTTTTTAGATAGAGAAGCAGATCATGCAATAGTGATTGAAAATTTTTTAATTGTAGAAAAAATGTTTAGAAGTGCCAATAAACATAACTTCACTAGTCTATTAACTAGTAAATCATATAATTTTAATAGATATAATATAGATAAATTTGATTATTTACAACTTACGGTACCTACTTTGTATGAAATAAATAGTATAGTAATGGATATAAGTTCAACTGTATATAACTTTGTAGATAAATATAAATTTAATTATGTGATAAGGGATATAGAAGACTTAGATAAAATACAGTTTGTTTACGATAACATAAAAAAATATCCGGCTATAGCATCTGGTTGTATCGATAGCGAATATTATGATTTATTATCAAATAATGTATTAAGAGGAGGAAAAGAATATATTGTGTTTTTTTATGTAGAGATAGATGGTCTGGACTTTGATATAATAGATGAAGTGTTATATTATAAATTTGTTGGTTATACTAATTTAGAACCGCAACCAGAGCCAGAACCGGAACCACAACCAGAGCCAGAGCCTGAGCCGGAACCAGAGCCGGAACCAGAGCCACAGCCGGAACCAGAGCCACAGCCGGAACCAGAGCCACAGCCGGAACCGGAACCGCAGCCGGAACCGGAACCGCAGCCGGAGCCACAACCGGAGCCAGAGCCACAACCGGAGCCGGAGCCACAACCGGAACCAGAACCAGAACCGGAGCCGGAGCCACAACCGGAACCAGAACCGCAGCCTGAACCAGAGGCAGCTTTTGACATACTATTTATGCCTTATATTTTACAAACGAATCCATATAACTCGTACAACATAAATATTCCTAGTAGTAATATAATAGAAAACAACGTTTTTAATATATTGGTTCCAGAGACGAATGAATTTACTGAACTTAGGTATTATACGTATAGTGTTCCAAATAGTAGTGTAGGTAATAGAGCTGTAAATACGGATTTTTTAATAGATAATTATACAACATGGAAATGGGGAGGAACATATAAAACTGTGGAATATAATGCTATTTCTAATACAGGAGGTAGATTATCGTTTTATATAGAAGAAAATGATGAAGGGGGTATAAAAACAATTATAAATTCAGCTAATTCAGCGACTATGGATAGAAGTGAATTACGCGGGTACACAATATATTACGTGAATACATATTTGCAATATGCGGGAAGAACTATGAAGGTAAAAACGTATTTAACTGCGCATTTACCGACGAATTACGGACTAGATAATAATGAAAATCGTCTAGATGTGTTGGACGCGTCTTTTGCCAACTCTCAAGATGTAAGTGGAAATATAGATAGAACCTATGTAGTATCAAATAAAATAAATAATAAGGACACCTCCTGGTGGAAAAATTTGTTTTCAAAAGGAAAAAATGTACTAGTAATTATTTTAAAAGAATCTATACACGGAAGAACTCGTAATAAAATGTATGAGTATATAGTAGATGTAAATAAAGAAGATGTATCTGGTATACAAATAGATGTAGAAGGAAATATAAATGATATAGATAATATTAGAGTAAATTACAATATATTATATGAAAATAAAAATGTTGTAATAGAGGAAGAAGTAGATGTTGAAACGGGTGAAGTAGTAATATGTAAAGGTTCATGTAAATGTACTGCAAGAACAATAAGAAATTGTAAGGTGTCAAAATCGTTAAATTTGGTAACGCCGAATACTTTATCAAGAGCGGAAAAACTTCATCGACAGCGTGTAAATAATAAAAAAGGTAAAACTTTGCTTCAACAGTGGGTTTTAGATAAAAATGGTAGAAGGAGTCACTTAATATCAAGTGATAATATTTGTCCAGAACCACAACCGGTGAATGAGGTTGTATCCAGTAGTACAGAGGAATCCCAGACATCAACCACCGCGACAACTACATCAACAACCTCAACCACAACCACAACATCAACTAGTTCGTCAATTTCGACATCTTCAAATTATTAAGTATTTAGAAAAATAAAAATCTAATTATAATTTATAATCTATGACAAAAAGAGTTAGAAAATCAGAGGATGGTAAATACCATATTAGTGGAAAATCGTACGTGATATTGAAAGGGTCTCGTGCGCAGGTTTGGCATGGGACTGCTTACAAGACAACCGGAGGATTGACAAAAAAGGATTTAAAAATGAATAAGAATGGACGCGTAGTTTCATTATCAAAACATAATTATGAGAAAAAGAGGGATCGTCTTGCGGAGCATGGAATAAAAGCTAAAAAAGGCAAGTTTGGTCCAGGAAACGCAACTGCTAAGGGAACGAAAAAGAAAATGAGTAGTCGTAAACGTGGTTCAAATAAAAGTAGAGGAAAGAGATAGATAAATAATTTTAAATAATATTTATAAAATTATTTAATCGTTTTTTGGTGGTGGTGGAGGCCATACCTGGTGATTTTTAAGTATAGGATTCCAGTAATTAGACATTTTGGTTTCGAATATTCCTGTGGGTGCGTAAAATCTCTCTATCGTTTCTTTATAGATTAGATGAAGAAACACAAGTGATTTTATAATACCTTTTATTTTTCTTCGTAAAAGAACTTTTTTTTTATAACTAGTTGTACAATGATTTACATAATCATCTAGTTCTCCCATAATCCATCCAGAATAACTACATTTAGGGGGGTTAGAATGAATAATAGATATAATATGTTTTTTTAATATATTTTTATCATGTTGTGTTTTTACTATAGTACTTTCAGGCCAGCTAATTATTCTATTAAATATTTCACCTGCTGCCTCCTCCCCTTTTGGAGATGGAAAATAACTTAAATGATCTAACATATATAATTACTATTTTAGATAAATTGTATTTAAATTTTATTAATTTATACTTATTTTTCATAAGTATTTAAAGAATTAATTAAAAATAATGTTAATAATGTCTATGTTTTCAAATGGTAATAATGTATTAACAATAAAAACGGTTCAAATAGCTCCTTTTAGAACATTAATGACCGCGTTAAAGGATATATTGCTGGAAACAAATATAATTTTTCAGAAAGATGGTATTAGGATTATAAATATGGATAAGTCGCACACGATATTAGCTCATTTATTTTTACGTTCTGAGAATTTTGAATTATATGAATGTGAAAAGGAAAAAATAGTAATAGGTGTAAATATGTTTCATTTATTTAAGTTAATAAATTCGATTGATAATGACGATACTTTAACTATGTATATTGAGAAATCGGATTATCAAGATGGTGTTACTTCTTATTTAGGTTTACTTTTTGAAAATGGAGATATAAAACAGTGTAAAACTCAAAAATTAAGGTTGATAGAGCCTGATAATGAAGAATTAGATGTTCCGCAGGTGACGTTTTCATCGATAATTAATTTACCTTCGGTTGATTTTCAAAAGATAGTTCGTGATTTAAGTCCTCTTTCAGAAAAATTAGAAATTAAATCGGTGGATAATGAATTGATATTTAAATGTTCAGGTTCATTTGCGACGGCTGAGATTCGTCGTGCAGAATCAGATGGTTCTATGCAGTTTCAATTAAAACCAGATTCTAGTAAAATAATTCAAGGAGAGTTTTCTTTGAAGAATCTTGGATATTTTATAAAATGTACTAATCTATGTAATCAAATAGAAATGTTTTTAGAGAATGATTTACCTTTAGTGATTAAGTATCACGTAGCTTCGCTTGGAGAGATTAAGTTATGTCTAGCTCCTTTACCTTCTGGCTAACTATTATTAATTATCTTCCTTTTAAAAAATATAATATGAAACAGGTTTATAAGTATTCTACAAAGCAGATTAATTTGATAGAATTGGTATAGAAATTATCCAAAGGTGTTTTCTGTTGAATACTGTAGATATAAGAACAGATCTGAATTTTTGCATTCTTCATATATGTTTACCATTAGTTTTGTATTTGAGTGTACATTACCATATTCATCAAATAAAAATAGCGCAATAGAAGAATCTACATTTAAACGTTTTCTTATGGTCCATAGAAATTGGGATAATGTCAAATCAACCGGTACTAAATATTTTCTCTTGTCTATTAAGGGAACCGTATCGCAATTTGAATAACGTTCAACGATAATAGGTATTCTATCTGAATATTTTTGAAGTACTTCTAAGGCCTCTTGTTTTCTAGATTCAAAGTCAAATTCTTGTTTAAATTTGGAGGTGCTATTATATTTATTGGTATCGAATAAAGTTTTAACTTTATCTTTAAATTTATCCATATAATTAATAATAATATTAATATTCTATATTATTATTATATTTATTTTTTTTTACTAGATGATTTCGCTTTTTTTTTGTATAATTTTGGATTTTTTGAGGATTTTGGTTTTTTTGCGTGTTTTGATTTTTTAGACGTACCTTTCCCTCTACTAGGAAAAGGTAGCTTTTTAATATTTCCTACATTTTTTACTTCGTTTGCTCGTCTAACAGCAAGATTTCTAGCCTTTATTGCTTTTTTTTCAAGTTCGCGAGCAATATCAAATTGTTCTTGAACAAATTTATTACTATATACATTTTCTTTTAACTCTCCACTAAAAATATTAGGAATAGTCATTTCAGGTCCATCCGCGGTTATAGCTGCAAATTCTGCTGCATTTATAGCCCCTTGTGGTATTTTTTCTTCAGGGTTTATGCGTTTAATTTCTTTAATAGCCGCCTCTTTATTTTTTTTTAGTAAATCATTTGCAATATCCGTTTGTGATTTTTCTGTAAAATAAGATCCTCTTATTAAAAGAGCTAATACAACCATTAACGGAACTCCAAGCATCGATGCAAGACGTTTCACAGTATTCTTTTTAATTTTACTTGGTCTTTTATCCACTTCATCCTCACTCGCTTCATTAAGATTATATCGTGCAAGGTCTTCATCGTAGTTATTATCAGGATTATCAGAACCCTGTCTAATTAACTTCCTTACAGGATCATTTTTCTCCGCATCATCCAGAAATTTATCTTTATTTATTTGTCCATCTTCATAACTATCTTGTCTTCTGAGTTTAAAAGTCCCGGGTTTAAAAGTCCCGGTCCCGCCTTTTTTCGTATATTTTCTAAAACTCTTTTTTTTAAATTTTCCCATCACTATATATAATAGTAAATATTATATATATTTAAAAAGAGCAAACGTATATCATATATGGCTGAATCTGATACTTTGGTAGAAAATACTGTAATAACTCAACATAAATTAAATGATACATGGATATTATACGCACATTTACCACATGATACAGATTGGACACTAAATAGTTATAAAGAAATATTAAAAATAGATACGGTTGAAAAAACAATTGCAATATGTGAAAATTTACCTGAATCTATGATACAAAATTGTATGTTATTTTTAATGCGACAAAATATAAAGCCTATATGGGAGGATGATAATAATAAGAATGGGGGATGTTTTTCTTATAAAATAAATAACAAGAATGTTAGTGATATATGGAGAAAATTAGCATGTTTATTGGTAGGGGAATCTTTAATTAATGAGAAAATGATTAGCAAATTAAATGGAATAACGATTTCGCCTAAAAAACATTTTTGTATAATAAAAATTTGGATGAAAGATTGTTCTATACAGAATCCAGATGTAATAAATTATTTTGAAGGTATATCCTCTCAAGGCAGTTTGTTCAAGAAGCACATTCCAGAGTATTAATTTTATATGTAAGTTTTTCTAGTAATAAACTATTATGACGATTTAATGATATTATATTTGCGTTATTGTCTATAAGGTCTACTTTATACTCATCGTTAATATCATAGTTTTTAAAATGTTTAACATACCATTTAACAAAGTTGTAGTCTAATATGGTATTTCCAATAAGCATAAAATTTCTATTATTATTTAAATCTAGATCAATAGTTCTATTTTCATCCACATATTCTGCGGCTATAAAATTATAATTTGTTTTAATATTTTCAATATTATCTTTCACTATAAAATGAGTAGTATTATTTTCTTTACATGTAAAAAATAAAATATCATTTTTCATATTATTATTATTATTAAAATACTTTCTATGGCATATTTTTATGCTTGCTATAATAGAAAGTATTTTAAATGAAATACAAACTCTAAATCTATATAAAAAGGGTATTATTAATAGAAATACATAAATCATTATATAATAAAGATTTATATATTTTTATATGATATTAAAGTTAATATAATCTGTTGATATATTTTCAGATTCTTGATTCATAGAGTCTAATACTAATGCGCTAATTAATGTGGTTAAAATAAATGGCATAAACACTAGTAACCAGGAAACGACCCCTAAATTACGCATACATAATATGTTTAATAATGTAGAAAATACAACAGCGATGACTAATTTTACCATTGCGCTTTGATATATTCCATTTACTAAATCCATGAATATTTGAATACCTGCAAATACTAAATAAAAAGTAGTGGGCGTACATCTATTCCTCATAAACATAGGTGAATTTCCAAAAGAACCATATTGATTCGCAAATATTTTCGGTCTAAATCCAGGAAAATCATTTATCGATCTCATCGCTCCAAAATTATTATTCATCATACCAGGCCTAGTTAATAGAGTATTCATAATATATATATAAAATAATATTAAAATTAATTAGGAGTAAATTTTTTATTTTTAAGATAACCTACTATATTTCCGTAATCCCCGTCATCTAAAATCTCATAAACGGGACCGTTTGTTTCATGTGGATCTGTGGTATAATAATTTACGTTGTTAATTGTAATTTCATATAATTCTTCTTCTTCATCTTCTTCATCTTCTGTTTCTTTAACTTGGGTTTGAGTTTCCTTGTTATCATCATCTTTTCTAACTTCTAGAATTTCAGAGCTTTCATCTGTACTTTTTTGAATAATTTTTTCTTTTATATCTTCTAGTTCCTGTTCTTCTACTTCTTCTTCTTTATCTACTTGCGATTCTTGTAGATCTTCTGCTTCTTCTTCGCCTTGTTCTTCTGCTTGTTCTTCTGCTTCTTCTTCGCCTTGTTCTTCTGCTTCTTCTTCTGAGTATTCCTCTTCTTCTTCTTCTTCCTCGCTAGTAATAGACTCATCCTCGTATTTAATTTGTGTGTTTAACGTTGAATATTTATTAGTCCAGCACCTATGTGATTTGCATTTTCTTTTACACATTTTTTCATTTATTTGTAATACGATGCCATCATCTTGCTGATTTTTTTCTTTAAAACATTTTTTATTATTTTTAATTAATACAATTTTGCGCTTTAGTTTTAAATTTTTACGCTGCAGTTTCAGATTTTTACGCTGCAGTTTTAAATTTTCATTTTTTAGTTTAAAATACTTTATTTGGTCGTTCTTTCCGTGCGCGTTTAGTTCCTGTTTAAATTTTATATATATAGGTTCTATAACGTTTAATACATTATTAACATCATCAATACTAATAGCCATATAACATATATATTTTTTATTCGTTTAATATATTTTATAAAAATATATTAATATCATAATTCATGGATATTAGTAGTAATTTAATAATTCTAATGAAACAAACCTCAGTTGATTCAGAGCGCTGTATGGAATTATTAAAAAAAAATGATAATGATATATTGGCGTGTTTAAAGGAGATAAATAATATAAAATCTCAAGAGAAAGTATGTAATACATCTAATCAAGAAAGATATAGAATTATAAGAAATTTACTGGATAATAAAATTTAAGAAAATAAACAATTGGAATTTTTTTTAGGTTGATTTACTATAAATTCGTCGCTATCATCGTGTAATTCTGGATATACTCTAGTGATAGGTTTGTCCATAATAAAAAGTAATTGTTCTTGTGATGAAAGCTTTCTATATTCGGTTATAGTAAGATTACCCAAAAATTTATCTAATAAATAGTGAGGATTAGGAGCAGGTTTTATATTTTTTTCATAATTATAAATTTTAGAATAAATATGATTAAATAGATTATATCTTTCAAATTTCGTTGAGGAATCCAGGTGTTCATTAAATAAGTAAGCAACAGCACATTCTGGGCTGCAAAAATTACCATAAACATGATATTTTTTTTTAATAATTGTTTTTGGAATATAAACAACAGGATTATCGAATGAACAAGTGCACCAAAAACAAGCAGATTTTTTATTAGATAAGTTATTATTATGCAATAAATGCTGCATTTGTTTTAGTTTGGTATATATAGTTTTTGAATTATTTTTATTATCTTTGATAGTTTTACTATTAGAAATATCATTATACTCTTTGGAATTATTATCATCATTTGGTTTATCATTAATAATTTCATAGGATAGTTCGTTGGGTTTATAATTATTTGTACATATTCCTTCTATAGATGGAACAACTGGATCATATTTTATAGAACTAGATAAAGACTCTTCTACATCTGATAATTTACATTTTAAGTGCAATATAACATTACTAATAATTTGATTTGTTGGAATAATCTTATCCGTTTTATTTATAATTTTACCTCCTTTAGGTTTGCGTCCTCTTTTTTTAGGAGGCGGTTTTGGGTCATTTAATTTCGACATAAAAGTATTTATATTAAAGATTTAAATACTTTTATTAAATGTTTTATGCCTTTTAAAATTGAAATAAAAACAAATAAAATTAATTATATATAACAATATGTTTTCTCCGGTGACTTTGAGTAGGATTTTTAAAAATAAAAGCACCCGTTTTTACGGTAGTTATAAGGATGTATTTTTAAATTCCGTTGAAAGATGGTTAGTAGATACTAAACCCAATCCTTTGGGCAGATGGTGTCATCAAGAATCGGATATTTACAAGAATACCTGTAAGCCTTTAAAAAAGATAGATCTAGCAAATTTAGATAATGACGCAGCATACCACAATGATGAATTTGATGTCGCAGCACATTTAGAAATGTACAAAGAATTCGAGAAAAGAAATTAAACGAATGTTATTCTAAATCTTACACCACCCCTTGAACGAGAAGGAACATATCTACCAACTCTTCCTTGTAATTGATTCATATAAAATATTTTTTTAGAATTACTTGAAGCTCTACGTCTAACTTTACGCGTCATTAAATAATGAGGAGCTCTTCTAGCCAATCCTTGTTTTTTTGTTCCACCACCTTGATTTCTGTTTACTCTTCTTCCGTGGGATAATCTTCTATATGATGTAGCCATATATATATATATATTATAAAATAATAAAATATTAATTTATAATAATTTAAATGGATCGCCATCTAATCACAGAATTACTATACAATTATATTGACTTTAAAACGATGATGAAATTAAGAGTATCTAACAAACAAATTTCAACTACGTATGAAGATGAATATTATTGGAAAATCATAAATCTAACCGATACGTCTATTGCAGATAGCGATTATTTAATAAAAACTTTCACAAATAATAGTATAACTATATACAATTTGTCGGGTAAAAATAGAACAATTCTTTGTATCCCAAGCGGTATTTTAAAAAAAATATCAAATACTAAGTTGCTAATTTTTTAATTATAAAGAATCTTTTAAATAATTTTTTTCCTTCTTGCGTATAACCGTTAGATCTTCTAATAGGATTCATTATGTAATTATTTTTTTTAAGGATTTGTCTTATTAAATTTAGAAGCGGCCATTTTTGTTTATCAAGTGCATTTTTTTGCAAAGAAGTTAAAAAAGATGAACTAAAAATTTTTTTAAGTTGAGGTATATGTTTTTTAACGTTATTATAGGAGTTCATGCTTAAAAAAATATCTCTTTCGATAATAATTTCATTATTTTCTAAAATTTGATAGGAAATATCAATAGTTTCTAAAATATTTTTAATGCAATCATTCATAATTATTATATATGTTTATATATTAAAATCAGGTATAGAATATATGTTTTCACCAGTTTTTTCATTTATACAGACTTCATATTTTGCAATTATTTTTGGACTTGAATTGTTTGCTAAAATATCATTTGTATCATATACATTATTATCTGCATCGATATAATACCAGATGCCTTTTATTTCCTCTGCCCATAATTGTATATGAGTAATTGACTTACTGGGTTCTTTTGTTTCAGACACAACGCCATGCGGTTGCCCTTTAAGATGTGTTCCACAGTAACAATTATCACCTAATTTTCTTCTACTACATTGCATTTTATTTGCTCTAAGTGCATTACATCTATCTTCTAAAGATATAGTATTTTTTATACGTTTTCTTTTTTTAAAATCTTCTTCTGTTAAATGAATATTTTCATAATTATATATTTCTTGTATAAATTTTTTATTCATAGAAGTTAAAATATCTGTAATATCACCGGTTGAATTTATACTAGCGATGGCATTTTGCATTTCGCGGTTAAAGTGTTCTCTTAGATGGTCCTTAAAATCTTGGAATCCTTTATCTACTTTAATTTTGATTCGTCGTTCTACCATATTATACTTGTATTTTTGGGGTATTTATTAAATCAATTTTTTTATTATTTTATATATTTTTTAAATGAATCTGAAAAAAAATCAATCGTGGCATTAAATCCAGCAACGATTCCCATAATCAAAGGTAATACTATAGGCACTATCATGGTAGGATTTGTAAGAAATGCTAATATAAGACCTTCTATAGCGGTCTCTATTCCAAGGAATCCAAAGAATCTTTTTCCTATTTGTTTTCCTAACATTTTTGCTCGCTTTTTATTTTTACTTATATAAGCGGTATTAAGTTTATACATCCAACCGCTGTGTGATGGTAAGAAAAAACTAAAAATAGCTACCGAAAATAAGAATAGTATAAACACTAAATATTTAATAAAGAATTCAGGAAAAAGGTCATATAGTAAATAAGCAATTAAAGTAATAATTGTCATACTTGCTCCATAAATAAATTGCATAAAAAACGGAGTTGCCACGGAACCGGTATTTAATAAAACATCTCTATCTTGAATTTCTATATCAGTAGTAGTCATATATTTATATATTTATATTGATTTTATTTTTTCAGCTATACATTTAGTTTCATTTATTTTTTGTTCTAAATTTTCTACGATTCTATAATCAAATTGACAATTATGTGATTCGGGAGCCATATGTTTTAAACAAAAATGTTCTTGACATTTACATGTGAATTTCATTAGTTTTAATTTTTTGTTGCAATCTGGGTGAGCACATTTCATTTTATTTATAATTATATAAATAAAAACATTTATATTTCAATTTTAAATATATTATCGAATAAAAAGTCTTCAAAAATGGTTCCTAAACATAATCCTATGTAAATAGCTATTAGTTCATCGCTAGAATATTTACCAAGTAATACTATTAATATCACTAAAGAAAATGTGATCCAGTGATGTATGTGGTATTTTTTTGAATTCCATGTTAAAATCAACTTCTTTGTTTTTTTTTTATTAACATCATTCTTATGAGGCAAATAATGTATGTAATAAGATAGAGTATAACCAACTATCACGGAAATTATAAATATAGATAACAGCATTATTATTTATATTTATTACTATTTTAAAATAACAAAATCAGATATATTTCTTACAATAATTCTTGCACCAGGACTTTTTAATGTTTTTTCTGTATAAACGCCTGTTCCAATAAACAAAATATTAAAATTGTTTGATAAAGAATCTATATCTAATTCAGAATTTGTACTAAAAATATACTTGGCATCAGTTAAAAAAATAACGGCGCGGTTTAAATAGTGTTCAATAGATAACTTTCTATTATCTATATGGGAAAAATTAGAATCGAAACAATATAAATTATAATATGAATTTTTTATTTTTAAAGGACCAAAATAATCACTTATTATATTTAAATTAACTTCATAATAACAAACAATAGGTATAGGATAAGCTATACCATATTCATTATATAATTGTATTAAAAACCGATTATTTGAAAAAAGGTCATTAATAGATTCGTGAATATCCATATTGTAATATTTTTTAGTAAGACATATTTCATACATGCTTAATGGAACAAAATTTTTATTTCTAAGAGAAGGAGTATCACTTTTATATTCATAAAATAAAAATAAACTTTCATTATTTTCAAGATATCCTTTAAAATAAATTACTTTAAGATTAACAAGTAATTTTAATTTTTCTAAAAATTCATATTTGTCAAAAATCTCTCCTGATGAAAATATTGGAAATGTAATAATTGTTTCACTATCTACTGTTTTTTTTTCAAATATATATAACAAATAAGGATTGTTATTTATAAAATGAATAGTGTATAAGCAAATATGTAGTTTTTCATATTTATGTTGTATTGATTCCAGATTACTTTTAATGTTTTTTTCTAAATAATGAACTTCATTTGTTTTTTGTTTATAGTTTGTAATGTATTTTAAAGGAGCCTTTATTTCTTGTTGTAAAGTACTGGATGGTATAATTTTTTTAACAGAAGGTATTGATTTAAGAGTTTGAATTTTGGATTTATTTTTATTAAAAGGATGGGTCATTATAAATATAGTTATATTTATTTATCAAATTTTATTCTAATATTTTCTGTTACTTTTTCGTTTCTACTATTCAATATATGGGTGGATAATTTATCAGCCGCTTCTTGATTATTTAAATAATCTCTAAGAGTTTCCTGTAGCATTTTTTTACCTATAGTAGATTTAACTTTACTTCTCGAATACATTAGTTGTCCATCTGTTATATCAAATCCATCAATATTATTGGATTTCATGATGGACACTAATTTTTCTGTTAAAATTGCCTTTGTTTTTCTTTGTTTTTTAATTTCAGTATGCAACGAAGTAATAATTTCATTTGTTTTTATAAATTCTTTTACAATATTGCTTAATTCTTCATTTGATGCCATATAAACTATAGTTTGTTATATTATTTAAATATTTTTATTTTCTTCTATAAGTGCTAGTAGTTCGCTTTTTTTTAATTTTGAATAATTTTTAAGTTTAAGTTGTTTTGCCTTCAGTTTTAATTCTTTAACTGTCGTCGGTTTTATTTTAACACTATTTAGGTAATGTTTTGTGCAATAGCCGTTTAAACAAACTTTTCCACACATATTATTATTCTTATTAACATATTTACATAAATTAGAATCCATCTTATCTATGTTATCGTTATAATTAATACCTGGTAGTTTTTTGGAAAACAATTCTGGAATGTAAGGTAATAACTTATCAGGGACTGTTCTACAGTATGGACATTTAAATGAAATTTTTTTATTAAACGCTCTAATATTAGAATAATTCCTATTTCTAAATAATGAGCATATTAAGGCTGTATAGTTAAAGCTGTGACCACACTGTAAAGTAATTTTTTCAAGGGGGCATAATTTTTCATGGGTTATTAAACAAATATTTTCTTTAGCATTATTTTCGTTCATAGCCTTATCCATTTCTTCTTTAAAATTAAAATTACTTATATCGATTACATTCATGTTATAAATAATTAATAATAATAACTCTTTATATTATTATGACTAAAATATGGGGTACGCCAACATGGAATCTTTTACATTGTATTCCGGAGAAAGTAGATGATATATATTATAATAAAAACAAAGATATGGTAATAGCTATAGTAGAAATGATACTTATTGGCTTACCTTGTCCAGACTGTAGCGAACATTCTTTAAAAGTATTTTATAAATATAAAAAACATATTCATTCAAAAGAAACGTTGAAGAAATTTATTTTTGTATTGCACAACGAAGTAAATAAAAAAACAAAAAAACCAATAAAGGAAATTTCTGTACTAGAAGAGTATAACAGTTATAATATGAAACTGGTACTAGAAAAATGGGTAGATGTTTATAAACCTGCAAAAAATATTCCAAAATTAATGTACAATAACATGCAAATTAATATTGTTAAAAAAAAAATAATTAAGTATTTTCAATTAAATTTAAAATATTATGATAAATAGTTTTGTCATAGCATTGTTAGGATTTTTATTTACCCTGGATTTCTGATATGATCTCTTTTTTAGCATCAATAATAGCATTTTTTTGTTCACATGGACTACATGACGTTTTATCCTCGGAAACTTGTAAATATACTGCGCTAGGACCCACTCCGTTAATATTTGCAGCAGAATAGAATGCGGCTATGAACATACATGCAGCAAGTATATACGTTAAAAATAATAAAAAAGCGAACTTACCCCAACTACTTTCTCCTGTTGCTAAAAAACGCGCTTTTACAAATAAATCACAAGATGCTAAAGCCGCAATGATAAATATAGCAACAAATATTTTATAATATTCATCCATATTAATATTTTTAAAACTATCGTTCAAAATATCGTTCATATCTTCGTTCGCGAGTGGATCAACAAACGAAGTCATTAAAAAAAATAGACTATAGTATGGAAGTGTCAAATTTAATATTTTATTAATACCTAATGGATTAGTATTAAAATCATTAGTTAAATTAGGAACAAAAGATCGCGCTCTACTTCCCCACGGAAATACAGAACAAAAAAAAATAAGAATAATACCAAATATCCAAAAAATGAAGGAGACCCATGTATGTGTTCCTAAAATACAAGTCATAACAATAAAAGTTAAAACAGGTGAAAACATACCTAAAAATTTAGGAAAATTAGAGTAAAAGTCTACTAATGGTAATCTTGCTAATTTTATAACCCTAGTATCCCCGCCTCCACTTTTTTTAGATTTATTTGACTTGTTTTTCATATTATTATATTATAGATTTATTTTTTTTTATATAAAAATGAAAAAAATAAAAAGAATTAATATATAATAATATTTTCTATATGAGAGTTCTATACATTTTATCAGTTGCAAGGTCTGTTTTGTCTATCCTAAAATAAATCCCTCGTTCGTTATCATCTTTTGTTGTTTCTTCCAGGCCTTTTCCGACGTTCGCTGGAATATTGTCTATCGAACCGTTTCTTAGACTTATTGGAAAACTCATACTTCTAGTGAAGCGAAACAGATTTGTCTTTATTTTTTGCAAAAATCTCTCTCTTCCTTCGCAGTCTAGTTGAATTCGCCGCGTTTGAATTTTTTTTGCTTTTTCTAGGATTTCTGGGGTAATTGTAAAAGATTCATATTTACGAGTGGCTTTGCGTTCTGGTAGTGAGATTCCTTTCCATTTTATAACTGAATCGGCGACGGGTGATATGGTGTGAGGAAAACATATTAAAAGGTAAACATTTCGAATTTTTCTTGGATTACTTGGCTTAAGCTCTGTCAGTATTCTCTCTACGTCGTACGTTGTCTCTTTTTTTTCTGCGTCGAAAACAATCGGTAATTTTTCGTTTGGGTTGTCCATGAGGTATAGACCGTAGTTGGGTGGAGTATCTCCGTCAAGCAGTAGATTAGTAATGACATCTCCTGAACGATATAGCTGGCAGTGTTCAAACATCCCTCCTTTCATACATTCCGGTGAAGAGATCCACCCGGGATGTTGAAGGAAATGCTTCATCATTCTTTCACTTTCCTCGTTTGAGTAAACGCAGTAGTTAGTAGGGCAAAAAGTATATACGTTTAATCCGCGGGGAACCTTGGTAAAATATTCTGATTCGGTCGTTTTGTGGATGTTATGCGCGATACCATGCAGCGAAACGAATGCGTCAGCGTTAGAATTCATGGATTCCAGCAGATTTTTTTTACAAATACTTAAGCACCAATATTCATTTCAATTTTTTTTTTCTACACTCATTTCTACGCAAGTATTAATTTTAAAACTTCATCAAACGTGTTAACCGGATAAAAATGAATATCTTTGATAATATCTTTATCATTGTACTTTTCCATGAATTCAGTAAATTCTTTTTTATTTTTTTCTGGAAAGATAAAGGATTTAACTCCTCCTTGAATACCTCCAAGTATTTTTAAATCTAAACCTCCTATTTCGGTTACGTTTCCCTGTAGTGATATTTCTCCAGTTATAGCGAAATCGTTTTTTATTTTTTTATTAGTGAATAAACTATATAATGCAACGGTTATGGCTGTTCCTGCCGACGGACCGTCCTTTGGAACAGATCCTTCAGGACAGTGAATATGTATTCCTTGATTGGATGTTTCCTTGCGTTTCATCAAAAGTTTTTTAGTTTTATCATCAATAGAATTCCAAGCTAATGTTTTCGCAACATTCATACTTTCTTTCATGACATCACCTTGTGAACCGGTAAGTTTAAGCTCGAATAAGGTACTTGATGCAAAGAAATTTGTTTCTATTTGTATGATTCCTCCTTTTCCACTTGAATTTGCCCAAAGTCCGTTAATAATACCAACAGAGTTTGTTTCGTGAATAAGTGTGGGTCTAATGGGAGTTTTTTCTTTTAAATAAATATTTTTAACATCCTCGATAGTAATGGTGTATGGTAAGGATTCATCGAACTTATTTAATAAAAGCTTAAGATTAATCTCTCCAATAATATCAAATAGATGTTGTTTAAGATTTCTTACACCAGCTTCATATGTATATTCACGAATAATAAAAGAAATGATTTCATCAGATAATTTAATATAGTTGTTAATTCCCATTTTCAAATATAATTCTGGTAATAAGTAGTTGTTTGCAATAGTTATTTTTTCCTCTACGGTTAGATGTTTGAATTTTATTCTATGTATTCTATCAAGTAATATTCGATCGATAAGTTCGGCGTTATTATAAGAAAAAATAAATAAAGCTTTTGATAAATCTAATTCTATTCCCGAGAAATACTTATCTTGAAATCCTTTATTTTGTGCAGGGTCTATTAAATGAGTTAAAATACCAATAATTTCTTTACCGTGTTCGGTTTTACTAATTTTATCTAATTCGTCTATAAATATGATAGGATTCATGCATTTGCTTTCAATTATAACATCTACTATTTTACCCCAAGTAGAGCCAACATAGGTATAATTGTGTCCCTCAAATGTGCTTCCATTAGAAGAACCTCCTACGGCAATAAAAGAAAAGGGGCGTGATACATTATCTTGATCCAATAAACACTTTGATATACCCTTTTGGGCCAACGATGTTTTACCAACTCCTGGCGGACCTTCAAATCCAAAACAATATCCATCCATTTCACCCGTAATCCATTGACCGACAATACGTTCTATTTGCCGTTTTGCATAACTATGTCCATGAACCGCGTTTTCAAGAGTAGTATTAGTATAACTCATATAGTTAGAAATAGTATTTCTCCTACTGGATAATGTTTTTACATTTTGATACAAATTTACCATTCTATCTTTTTCAATCAACTTTACAGGTATTTCCTTAATAAAGTTCTCTATAAAATCATTATTGTTTTTATACAAAAGTAAGAAGTCGATTATTTCCTGCTTAAGTATAATTTGCTTTTTACCAGAATAGTTTATTTTTTTACCATTTTTTTCTTGTTTTCTTATATACTTGTTGATAAAATTGATTATATGTATAAGGTCGTTTCTTTTTGTGTTTTTTATAGTATCGGAAACGTTTTTAATAATACTAATATTTATATTTTCATATAATTCTTCGCTAATCGTATCTTTTAAATTATAACAATTTAGATAATCATATTCGTTGGTTTTTACTATATTTTTAAGTAAATCTTTTATTTCATCTATTTCATTTTTTATTGTTTTCATCGTAGATAAAATAGGTTCTTTTTTGTATATACCAAACGGGATTTTAAGTAATCCTTCTAAGTATTGTCTTGCCTTTGAACCGCTGTCGTCAGTTTTTGCCTTAACTTCTTTTAGTTTAACCATAGCCTTTTCTTTAACGATGTCATTTGCTTTTAGCAAACAAATTTGTTGCTCTAAAGGTATTTTACTACTGTCAAAATTAGTAAGTTTATTCGTATATTGTATAGTTTGTTTCATAGCTAGTCTAAATTTTTTTTTAATATTCCATGGTAGGCTATCAAATAAAGATGTTTGCTCGTGTGTATCAATATTACCGTTGACGTCGTTGGACATTAAATCATATAGTAAATAAGCTAAATATTGAAATTCGGGATTGTCGTCGGGTAGTAATAAATTAATAATAGTTTTTCTTTGGCTATATAATTCACACGTTAAAAAATCTTTAACTACTTGGGAAATATTTTTTTGCTTAATTAAATTAAGTTGATTCATAGTTCCGGCAAACTTAAAATATATTTCTTCATTGCTATAGATAAGTAAATCTTTTATAGATAATGAATCAATAAAATTGTCAAATGTATTACTACTGTAATCATTTTCTTCGGGTTTATTTAATCTTAAGTCATTTATTTTATCTTTAAATAATTTGTCAGTTATGGAAGGCATCATAAGATCCTTGCTTAAACCATTCAAAATTAATATTTTTTTTTCTTCTTTATTTCGTATAGCAATCTTTATGCCATATACCTTTAACTGAAATATTTTTGTAGTTCTCCCAAGGTCAAAACACTCATAATCATTAGAGTTTTCTGCAATCATAAAATCTTCGATAATTTTATTTTTAATTAAAGGTGTTTTGTTTTTTTTTTCTGACGCAGTAAGCACTTTAAAACTTATAGGATGAACGTATTTATCGATTATTTTATACTTTTCGTTGTCTTTTATTAGGTTGATAAAGTTTTTACCAAATGATACTGTTAATAGATTGGTAATATTAGTAGTTCCAAATTGTTTAAATGTATCAAATAAGGAATCGTTAATTTTTTGTAATTTTTCACTAATCACATTTTTATCTTTTTCATCCTTAGTTTCAGATAGTTGATTAATAATCTGCTCTAAATTGTTGATAGTAATATTTAATTCATTTGCTGTAATAATATCTAAGAATTTATATTTTTGTACAGATAGGATGGTTTCTTGGATGATTTCTTCGTAAAATTTAATTTTATTTTGATAATTGTTGCTAAATGTATCATTTTTTTTAATTTTTTCTATTTTATCTAGTTTTTTTTTGTTTTTTTTAATGATTTCATTCATTTTTATATATATTTGTATTTATTATATTAATTTAACGGGTTTATCTTAAATTTTTAACTATTAAGATATTTTCAAAGACAATACGAGCTGCTTTTGCATCATTTAAACAAGCCTGGCAGTTCATTAGATTTTCTAGGTTTTGTGTAATATCTTTATGATTAATAGGAAGTATCCATTTACGTAGAATAAGAGACTCTCTGTATATATTTCTAGCATGTATAAAATATTCAATATGGTAATACAATTATTCAAAGCAATCCATGTCTTTTAGAATTTCATCGTGGTTTGTATAAATATAAATAAAAATGTTATAGAGAAATAGCGATTATTATTATAATGGGAATACCTGCGTATTTTGCGTATATAGCAAAGAATCACAGTAAGATCATTAAAAAATTGGAATTTTTGTCAAAAGTTCATAACTTGTTATTTGATTGTAATTCTATTATTTACGATGCTATTAGAGAATTAGAAAAGGAAAATAAACAACTAACAGAACAAATGATATTTGAATTGATTTGTAAAAAAGTGGAGCAGTATATTTATCTTGTAAAACCAACAAATGTAATATATATTGCATTTGATGGTGTTGCACCTGTAGCGAAACTCGAACAACAACGAAATAGGCGTCATAAGTCTAGTTTTGAAGAAAATCTTATGCAAAGTTATGGAAAACCTCCAAAAATGGATACAACGCAGATCACTCCTGGTACAGAATTCATGAAAAATCTATCAAACAAGATTACATCTTATTTTAAGGAACCATCTACCTTTGGCGTAAAGCAATTAATTATTTCTACTAGTAATGAAAATGGAGAAGGCGAACATAAACTATACAAACACATTAGAGATAATCCTTCCACGTATAAAGATTTTTATACGATTGTTTATGGATTGGATGCAGATTTAATCATGTTGACTATTAATCATCTACGATATAGTAAAAATATGTATTTATTTCGAGAAACCCCGGAATTTATAAAAACAATTGATAAACGTTTAAAACCAAATGAGTTGTATATTTTAGATATATTTGAATTATCAAAAGCAATATCAATTGATATGAGTATAAATATAGATGAAACAAGCATGAGTAAATTATATGATTATATATTTATTACATTTTTACTAGGAAACGATTTTATACCACATTTTCCAGCTATCAATATACGAACAAACGGTATAGATTATATCATGGATGCCTATTCAAATACACTAGGTTCTGTAAATAAAACAATTGTAGAAAATAATGAAAAAATAAATTGGAAAAATTTTAGATTATTTATAGAGTATTTAAAGAATAATGAACACGCTTACATACAACACGAATATACTATTAGAAAAAGTAAAAAAAGGAATTTTCCACTGAAAGAGTTGCAAGATATACAATATAAGTTTTTAAATTTACCAACGATAGATCGTTCGGTGGAGATGTATATTAATCCAAATGAAGATAATTGGCAAGAGAGATATTATAAAGCGTTATTTGATATAGAAATAACAGAGCCATTAAAAAAACGAATATGTATAAATTTTTTGGAAGCACTGGAATGGACGTTTAAGTATTATACGATAGGTTGTTGTGATTGGAGGTGGAAATACGATTATGATTATCCGCCTCTTTTAGAAGATTTATATAAGTATATTCCGTGTTTTGATACGGAATTTGTAAAAAATAAGAAGGAAGACCCAATTTCTCCATTGGTTCAGTTGTGTTATGTTTTACCACTTGAAAGTCATAAATATTTACCACGTAATATACAAGAGCTTTTAAAAAAGGAAAATAAATGGTATTCAGATGATTTTAATTTTAAATGGGCTTTTTGTAAATATTTCTGGGAATCACATGTAGAACTACCTCATATAAACATTAATGAGTTGGAAACATATATAAATGTTTGAGAGATTCATTTTTAATAATATTATTTATACTATTAAAAATAATTAAACTGCTACTTGATATACCCTATACATTAGGTAAATTCCAAAGACATTTTTAGAAATTAAATCCAATATATTATACATACTATTTTTAAGTATTGGATTCATTAAGTAAGCGACTGCATATAGTATCCATACGATTGTGAAAACCGCAAAAAACTGAACACCAAAAGTAGTTTGTTTTGCAAACGAATCATATATTGTGTAAAATCCATAAATGAAAAATACTAATCCTACAATCAAACCTGCATATTTGTTAATCCTTTTTGTTTCTCCTAAAAATCCAAATAGCAACATTAAAAGATTAGCTACGGATATTTTAATTAAGGTTTCTTTATTTTCAACGATCATTTCTTCAGCACTTTTCTTTTCAATAAACCCATCTTGTTTTTGTTTTTCATATATTAATAATATACTGGTAGTTATAAGCAAAATACTAGTAGTTATAACCCAATCTATGTATCTTCTAGGTGTAATGTCATTTATTTTGGATAATATCATTCCAATCCATATATACACTAGAAGTTCGATGATACTTACATAGTATTCTAATTTTAAGGCATATTTTAAAGGTTCGTGTTCAGGGGTCACCGTGTAATTTAATCCATAATTTTGAAAAGCTAAAGCAATTATTTGAACGATTACAGAAAAATAGTATGTAAATTTTAAAGAGTCCATATATATTATTATAAAAGATATTTATTAATAGTTATTTTTATTTTATAATTGTAGAGGAGATTGTGTAATATCTACGATTGCTTGTTTGCATTTTTTCTTTTTATTATGGTATTTTTTTCATTGTTTTTTTTGCAAAGATGTTTTTTTGTTCTTTTAATGTTTTTTTTTTCTTTTTTCTTTTTTCATTTCTTCTTTTTTTGATCTTATCTTCTGCCAAATCAGGAAATATTTTTGGATACCTATTGTATAATTCTTGCATTAATATTTTTCTACCTTCTCGCGAAAGACCTAAATTTTGGGCAGCCTTAGTAAATTTTTTAGTTAGAGCTTTTCTTTTCTTTTCTTTTATTTTTTGACTATGTTCGTGTGATTTATCGATCCATTTTTCAATCGGACAACACTTTTTACGAGCAGCAAGGCCAAGAGATAATCCAGCTACTGTAGCAGCACCTATCCCAACAACAGCTGCATTTCCACCAGAATACTTCTTTTTTTTTTTGTAAAGTATTTTACGCGTAATACTTTTTCTTTTTTCAATACGTTTAGTTTTTCTTTTAGGAAGTCGTGTTGGTTTCATATTATATATATTATAATATTTAAATATCGCTATAATATAAAATGGGTTCATTTAATCTAAATCTTGATCTAAAAAATATTTATTATTTTTATCTTCTTTTGCTAGTGACTGTATCCGTTGAACTATATGCTTTTTACACGCTTAAAAGAAAAAACTACGTGATAGGCTTACCTGCTTTTATATTCGTAGGATTTATGCACGCAGTACTTTTTTCAACAAAGGGACTAATACATACTCATGCTATATATCATGTTGTAACCATTTTGTTAGTCACCGTTCTAGGATTGCATGATAATGAAAAATTAGATAATTATAAAAAAATAGGTTTGACTTTTGCATTACTTTCTATTATTTTTATGGAGTTTGGACATTTTAAAAAGTTTTTTAACATGTAAATTATATTATTTAAATATAATAAATTATATAATTATAATATGGAAATCAAAGAGCTAACATCTAATACAACTATCCACGAATGGTGTAGGAATTTAGATGAAACATCTAGAAATTATATAAGTAAAGTAAAAGATAATATACAAAGACATCTAGTGGAAAAGTATTCTATGGGAAAAACAAATCATATTATTTCTGGGATTGATGAAATGGATGAATTGTATTATTCCAAACCTGAAAATAATGTAGGGTCGGATAACGTTTTTATTACACCTCATTTGGATGGATTTTTAGGATGGATTCCATTCATGAGATGCTGGCGTTGCATATACTGTATTACTAATCCCAACAACACAACTAATTATTTTCCATTAAATAAATTGGATGAAAGTGTAATAACATTAAAACCAAACAATTTTATATGCCATGATTTTAACAGAGATTTACACTGGATAAAACCAGGTATAGTAGAAAAATATCATGAGTCCAGAATAGTATTAAAACTACACTTTTATGATTATCCTGCATTTTTAAATTCAATTCATAACTTTTATAAAAAGTTAAACATGAAATATAATAGTTTTGCTAGAAATAAGTTTTTATATTCTATAAATCCTTACAAAAATGTAGGGGCGTTTTGTTTATCTCTTTCTATAAATTGTATTACTATATTAGGAGGATATACGGAATATTTTATAGGATTAGTAAATATAGCTGTAATTTATTTGATATATAATGGCGTTTATAAAAATAGATATTCGTTTTACGTATTTACAGAATGTATATCTAGTTATCTGTGTGTGATACAGATTATGTTGGGAACTATTTCCAGTGGAACATTCCAGAGAGATTTATTTTTATATAAGTTTTTGACGGGATTATATATTTATTCTATTACGGGATTTAGATTTAATTTATCAAATATTTGTTTATTTCTTTTATCGATAACCATAGCTTTGCATCAAAGTAGTTTAAAACACAATACGGACGTTTATTATTATCATTTAAATGAGTTTTCAAAATATCATGAAAATAAATACAATATATATTTTCATTTGATCACTTCCTCTATGTGCTATATATCTCTTCTTGGTATTATACAAAAAAAGTTTGAAAACAAACCTTATCATTTGCCATATTTAATATGTGGAACCTCTTGGATCGTAAATAAGTATTCTATACCTGATACGGATTGTTGTGGGATTACTACGGTACTTATTACGTATTATTCAATAATGATTTGTAAATATAAAAAAAGGATTACATATATAGGTTGTGTTATATTCTTTTTAATTGGCTATATATTGCAAGATATATCTCATATTATTTTTAAAGAACCAACCTACTTAAGTAGTTATAGTGACGATGGAAATAAAATATCAAAATTTTTAATTCATACTTTTTGGTTATTGTCGTTTGAAATAAGAGTTGCGCTTAATTTAGTAAAAACCTAAACAAAATATTGATATATTAATATGAACGAGTTAATTTTAGATTTAATTTATCCTTTTCTTAATTTTAAGATGTTTCATAAATTAAGAGTTGTCTCTAAAACAACACAGTCGCTTACAGAAAAGCCTTATTACTGGAATGTGATTAATTTTACAGATTTACCTCATTATAATTATTCGAAAAATTTAATAGATAATTTTTCATGTGGATTTTTACATGTTGTTAATTTAACAAAACAAAATAATCATGTATATTCTTTTCCAATAAATTTATTATCAAAAGTAAATCATATAAAAATAATCATGATATAAAAGTAATGTTAGCTCCTTACATTAAAGATAATGTTATTATAAAAAGACGTCGTTTAACTTTGTATGCAAATAATAAAAAAACTTCAGATTTTAAAAAATTTGATGAAAAAAAACCTATGGTGATAGAACCTAGTGAAACATATAAAGATAAAATTTTATTGAAAAATCCTTTAGAAATTTTTATATTCCTTTCTTTTATGTCAATATGGTTTGGAGGACATCTTCGTAAAAAAATGTATCATTTATTAAATAAGAGATGACAAATGAATATTTTAAATTAAAATTGATATAATTATTAGATTAATAATTATATTAAATCAAGATGAAGAAAACGATTGAGAAAAAGCTTTTGTCTTATTTTGAACCAAGTGTTATTTCAACGAGTGCTGCCAAGTATATTACGAATGTTTCGTATATGCCAGATGACAGCGATATAAAGCAATATTTAAATTCCATATTATTGCATAATTATAAATGTATTTGTAAAGACTTTATTATAAATAAAATACCACCCGAAATTATGCATATAATCAAAGGATATTTACTTGATAAACCTTTGGTATCTATAAAACAAGCTAAATTGTATTGGTTAAATATATATATTAAAAAGCTTGACACGATGAAGGAAGAAGATGAGTTTGATTTAATGTATTATAATCCGGGACAAATAGATTATGATTGGTCTTATCGGAGATTAAATATGATAAAATGTGATATGGAATATATAAATAGTAAAAAAATAATCGCACAAGAAAATTGTAGTTAAATTATATATCTTACTTCAATATTGTGTTTGCTTTTTCTACTAATTTATTAAAATCGGTTAAGAATGGATATTCATATACGTTGTCAAATTGTTTATTTGAAATATTCGATAGATGTAGCTGATATAAGATAAGTTTTTGTTGGAAAAAAGCCGTTTTTTCATTTAACTCATCTAGCGATTTTACGAATTTTTTAAATTCGTATATGCCCCATATTATAGGTATAGTAATTAATAACACATTAGGAGATAATTGTAATTTTGAACAAATATGTTCCATTATTATTATACGTGATATTTAGCTAAGTCGTTATATTAATTATTTAAAGATAATGTATTTTATTATACATATGAGTGGTCAGGTAATAGAGGAAATAGAAGATAAAAGTGAATTCTTAAATATATTGAAAAAAAATCCAGGAATAGTTGTGATAAAATTTGGAGCAGAGTGGTGTGCTCCGTGTAAAAAAATCCATGATTATTTACATGAATGGTTTGAAAAGATGCCAGCTAGTGTTGTATGCTATGATTTAGATGTAGATGACAACTTTGAGCTATATGCTTATTTGAAAACGAAAAAGCAAGTTTCTTCTATTCCTGTAATATTAGCGTGGAAGAAGGGAAATACGATGGTGGGGGCAGATTATAGTGTAGTAGGTTCAGATAAAGAAAATATTGATACTTTTTTCGGTCAAGTGTTAGGTAAATAAAAAATAATAATAATATAATGGAAGGTCTAGATTTAGATATAAATAATTATAATTTAAATGATATATTAAGATTATTTAAATTATCTATAGATATTCGTGAAGAGGATATGAAAAAGGCAAAAAAAATGGTTTTAATGACACATCCAGATAAGTCAAAATTGTCACCGGATGTATTTTTATTTTATTCAAAGGCTTATAAAATACTTTTCTATGTGTATCAATTTAGAAAACAGGGGGGAAATAAATCGACTGACTATAATTCTTACATAGAGGAATTAAAAAAAGATATAGGGCATGAAGATAAAATTAAAAAATTTACGAAATCAAATACTTTCAACAAGAAGTTTAATGAAATATTTGAATCAAATAAGATGGATGATGATGAAAACGATAAGGGATATAGTGAATGGTTTTCAAGTAACGATGATTTAAACGACGTAAAGATAAACAATATAACACAGATGAACAGTGTGATTGAAAATAAAAAGAGGTTGGCGAGAGATTTAATTGTACATCGCGATTTTTCTCCTTTAGGAAGTAGTTCAAGTTATGATTTAACACGAGAAGCGTTGCAAAATTATAGTTCTGATATATTTAGTAAGTTGCAATTTGAAGATTTAAAGAAAGCACATATTGAAACGGTAGTACCGGTATCAGAACACGATTTACTAAGTAGGCCGAAATATTCAAACATGATGGAGTTAAAGATGAGCCGAGAGAAGGATGTAATAAAACCGATGAATAATAATGAGGTGCAATTATTTTTAAAAAAACAAGAAGAAAAAAACATGCAGATAGGTTCAAATACTGCTTTTAGACTGGCTAAACAAACCCAAGAAGCAGATAAGATAAATAACAATATATCTAGACATTTTAATAGAATTTTAAATTAAATATATTTTAATAATATATATGATTGAATTTATCTTAAATAGATTTTTTATCTTAATTATAGCAATAATAGTAGGTGTATTTTACAAAAGATTTTTAGATAAATATGAAAGAGAAGATGAATTTAAAAGATCCAAATTAATAAGACATTATCTATTAAACGACACAGATATAGCGACATCCGCGTTACCCATATTATGGGTGCATGTTCCATATGAATTAAATTCTAGATCATGGGAATCGTTTAATTCTAGAAGTAGTATGGAACTAAATTTATCTTATATTCAATTAACGATAAGTAGTATTATAAGGCACTGCGGGAGAGATTTTAAAATCTGTTTAATTGATGATAAATCTTTTCATAATTTAATTCCAGAGTGGGATACGGATCTTGATCGCGTAGGTTCTCCTTTAAAAGAAAAGATAAGATTTTTAGCTAAACTTAAATTATTAAAATACTATGGGGGTATGTTTATACCGGATTCTTTGTTATGTTTACATTCGCTAAAAGATTTGATGTATAATGGATTGAGAAATAATACACCATTTGTTATTGATAAATCTAATAATACTCTTAATAAAGGAGATTATATTCCTTCTACGGATATAATTGGTGCAAATAAAAATGACCCTGTTATCGAAGAGTTAATTCAATCAAATGAACTGCTTATTTCAAAAGATTATACCACAGAATCAATAATAACTGGTAAAAATGAAGCGCTGTTCGGTGATATGATTATTAGTTCAAAAATAAATATAGTAAATTCTAAACATCTTGGGTGTAAAGATGTAGAAGATAAACCAATTATGTTAGAGGATTTATTTTCGAGAGATTACATAAATTTTGATAGTTTGTTATATGGAATAATCATACCGCATAGGGAATTAATGAAAAGAAACGCATACAATTGGTTCTGTAAATTAAGCGAGGCCGAAATTCTCTCGTGTGATAATATTTTATGTAAATACTTCTTGACGTCTTATGGATCAAAAAATATGTAATAATGAATGTTATATTTGGATTTATCGTATTTTATATTGGATGTAATAGGAATTTTTTTATGTTTACAAATCTGTCTAATGATAGTCATTAATCTACTATAATTAAGTTCTCTAGTTAAATAATGATGCTTTGATGTATGGTAATAGTATTTAAGACTATTGCAAAAATCATTTAAGATATTTAAAAAAGTCCCCTTTTTAAAAGAAGCTGGTGTTAAGGTATAGTAGTTTTTATTTTTAAATAGAAATATTTGTTCTATGAAATCATATAAAATATGATCAGGAATAGTAAATTTAAATATTTGGTTATTCATTTTCTTTTATATTATTATTTAATAAAATAATAATATCGTTTGTAAATAAAGATAGCTCTATTTCATCTTCGTGTATATTATGAAATATAGTAATATATTTACAAATTAATTTTATAATTTCATATTTAATATTTTCTTCAATTGTTTCGTTAAACTTGATATATATAAAATAACTATCGAGTATATCCATAACAGAAAAACCTCTATTTTGAAGATTCATTATCGTTAAAATTGCGTCTTTCAAATTATTTTTATAGCAATAGTTATTAAATATATCAAAATCATTATTACAAATATTGGTACATATACTAGATATTTTACTTTCTGTTATGGGTTGATTGATTAACTTTATTTTTTCTAAATAATTTATTAAAATTCTTATAGAATTATTGGATAGTTTTATCAGTTCTTTTTTTGCTGATTTATTCATAACAAAATTTTCTTGTTCAGATATTTTATTTAAAATGTTATTGAGAGATGTTTCATTTGGTTTATTTAATTTTATAGAGTTTAGTCTTGATTGTAAGCTTTCAATTACTTTTTGCGTATTAGTACAAGAGCAAAGAAACTGAACGTTATTTTTATATTTATCCATACAGTTTCTAAACACTTGTTGGCTTTGTTCATTAATAATATCAATATCATCGATTATTACAAGTTTTTTAATTTTATCTTTGGTGGTTTGACAAAAGGTTTTGACTTCGGTTCTAAAATACTGTATACCTTGTTCATTTAAATTGTTAATGTGTAATATATTTTTATTTTTAATATGTTCATAACCTTTGAAGTACATATCTATAATAATATTAATAAGAGACGATTTTCCGGAACCAGTACTACCTATGATCAAAATATTTAACTCATTTATATCTACAATTAAATTTAATAATTTTTTTAAAGATTGGTCTAGTTCTAAATCATTTATCGTTTTAGGCTTATATTTAAAAATAAATGGTTCATCCATAATATATTATGTGTAAATAAGTATTTAAGTTTTTGTTGTTATAAAATATTAGAATGTCTGTAGATTATTATAAAATATTGGGAGTAGATTCAAGTTCAAGTGAATCGGATATAAAAAAGGCGTATAGAGGTCTTTCTATGAAATATCACCCAGATAGAAATTCGGGAAATACATCAGCGGAAGAAAAATTTAAGGAGATAAATCAAGCATATGAAGTTTTAGGAGATAGGGATTCTAGAAGAAATTATGATCTAAGTAAAAAAAATCCATTTATGAATTTTAACGATAATGGTAATGTTAGAGTGCCTGTAAATCCAGATGATATTTTTAGTATGATGTTTGGATTAAAAGGATTAAATGGATTAAATGGATTAAAGGATTTAAATATACCAGATTTCGATGAAGAGATAATTTTTCCGGGTGGAAGTGCTAGAATATTTACAGCGATGCATCCATCTGTAAATCCATATTCATTTTCAAATGCCATTTCAAAACCAGAACCAATATTAAAAACCGTATGTATTACACTAGAGGAAGCATACACAGGATGTAATATACCAGTATCTATAAATAGATGGGTAAAACATGGTAAAAAACAAAAAACGGAAGAACAAGAAACCGTTTATCTCGAGATTCCAAAAGGAGTTGATATTGAAGAGATGTTTGTTATAAAAGATAAAGGAAACATGGTATTACAAGGAGACCTTAAAGGAGATGTACGAATAAAAGTTGATATTAAAAATAATTCCAATTTTATTAGAGATGGAATGGACCTAATCTTTCATAAAACGTTATCTTTAAAAGAATCTTTGTGCGGATTTTCATTTGAATTATACCATATTAATGGAAAAATTTATAAAATAAATAATAATAAAGGCGGCGTTGTTGGAAATAATCAAAAAAAAATAATACCTAATCTAGGAATGATTAGAGATAAAACAACCGGGTCATTAATCATCGAATTTACGATCGAATTCCCAAATAATTTATCTCAGGAAACCGTAAATAAATTACAAGAAATATTATAAAATAATCTTATCAATATTTATGATAGATATATTATTAGTATCCTATGCAATATTTGTATCCTTTGTTATTTTTAATTCAGCTGTATTTGGACTTATTCTTCCAACAACTATTTATCACTATTTAAAGCAACTCGCGGTACCGAAACCAAGTCTCCTTTCGGCGCTTATATGGCCGTTTGGTACTATTTTTATTATGTTGGTTCTTAGCGGAAATCTTCAAAATTTTATAATAGCAGTAGCCCAGTTAATGTTCCAGCTTTTTATATTGTATATAATATTTAAGGTGCTACTAATTGTTTATGATTTCATGTATCCTAAAAAAAATATATAGATAATGTTAATATATTTTAATATTTTTACTAAAATATATTATTTAAGAAATACGCTTGGTTTGACAACCGGTATCTACTACGTAAATAGAATTTTCAGTCATTACAATATATTCATTTTCAACTTTGAAAATTTTACTGATTGGACTAGTATATTCATCCTCACTTTTTACTAACAATTTTTCACCGTCCTCCTTTACACCAATTATAACACTTTTTTCTAAGGATAAAGCCCAGTAATCAAGCATAATAGGTCTGTCTTCTACTACCGATAATTTCGCAGCATGTTGTAATGTTAAATTACCAGGTAATCTATAATTACTTTCGGTAACACTTTCAGTATTTGCCATACTATAAATATTTTTTCCCTTTTTTCTTTAAATACTTATTTTTTTATTAATATAAAGTTAATAGTTTAATATATATAATAATATGGAAGAATCTATATCAAATGTTAAATTATATAAAGAAACGGTCTCCGATTCTATGGATAAGATTTACATAAAATATATAATGTTAATTAAAGAGTACATAACTCATTTCCAGGAAAATTATAAAAACGAAAATGATGAATACTATAATTTTTTGTTTTTAAGAGGGTTACAAACCATTGCTACGTTATTTAACATGTTATTTCTATATTTGAAAAATTTAGATATTACCTATAAACACTGTCAGCAAGGCCTTTTTTATTATGTTGAATTTATTGGTCAGATTGGAAATGATAACGGAGGTTTTTTACAATTATCGTCTAAAGATGCGGTGCTGTTTGTTTACAAAAAAACGTTATTTGATATAGATTCTGAGTATAAGAAAAACTATGAATTAAAAGGAAAACACGAAGGAGACCTATTCTATATGATAGATAAGTTTTCTATCTATTTAAACTTGTTTTTTGAAAAATTAATTAATGAATCAAATTTATCAAAAAAATCTTTGAATAAAAGAATAGATAAAATAATATCTTTATGCAATTATATACCTAGTACTATAAATGATTTAAATAAAAAAAAAGTATTGATTATTTACACTTTTATTTCTAAGTTATCAACTATAGATATAACATTTAATAATTATATAGAAATAATGGAAGCATTTTTAAAAAAGGTAAACAAGGTAAAAAATTTAACCGACAGCGACGACGTAATTACACGTATTAATATATTAGATAGTGATGGATTTAGCAATAATGATTATTTGAAATACTTATTTTAAGATTTTATTATTTTAAGATATTTTTTTCTTCTTTTCTTTTTTTTTTCTTGAACAATAATTTCACCTTTTTGTGAAATTTCGTTATATTCGGTTATAAATAACACTTTTAAAAATTCATATATTGACATTAAAATGTATTCATCACACTTTCCTACTATTAGTACGCTTCCTGTTCTAAATATCATAAAGGATATCTGTGTTGCATTAACGGATGTTTTTATACCTGTTTGTACATCTTCTCCTTCGTTGTACCAAAATTTGCTCATTATACCAGGATAAGAACAAGGATCGTAGGACGTATGTATTCTATACTTGTACTTTAATTTATCAAATAATTTATCTCGGTTTATATAATATCCGCAATTAAAATTTGAATTAATTAAAACAGTTTCACAGGTATCCATTTTTATTTTTATATCTAAATTGCAAATTTTAGTTAATACTGTAAGAAGAGTATATAGTATTTTATCCAAAAATTCGTCGGTTTGAATACCAGGAATTTCTAACTTACCTGTATTAAATATTTTTACATGAGCTTCTTTAAAACTATCGTTTATATGTATCCTTAGTATTAACACAAAACAATTGTAGAACGCGCTTTTTAATTTACCTCTAACCGATATAATGTCCTTCTTACAAACACCTATACTTATCTTTCGTATATCTTTAAATTTATTTACACTTTTTTTTTTATTTAAAGATTGAATTTGTTTCATTTTTTCTTTTTTCAATAGTTCTTCTGTTTCTTCTAACTCTTCTTTACTTGTAAAACAATATTTCATTTGCTTTTTAATTACTCCTTCAACAGGACTATTGTAATCTATAATTGGAATCTTCCAAAAATTTGCTTTTAAATCTACTTCATTAGATAAATATATAATTTTTGTTTTAGTAGATATATATATATCAGTACATTTAGGAACTTTATCAATATCTAATGTATGGCTTGCATCTAATGTCATTTCATTATTTAATTGACTGTTATTACAAAAATGTTCCCATTCTTCTTCAATATTCATATTTAATCATATTTAAATGTCTTTAAATACGATTCAATTATTTTCTAAATAAATATAAATGCTTCGGCAACAATTAAATTCTGATATTAATCATAATCCTGGCGACGTAACAACCAACAAAAACAATCAACCAAACATGGAATATTCCATAGTATCTTCATTTTTTGATCCATCTAAATTTACCCCACCTGATAAATTTATATCTTCGCTATCTTCTAGAATAGAAAAATATTATAGTTTTTCACCAGAAAAAAAAGATACAAAATTATGTATGAAATAATCTACAAACAAATCTGTATTTGATATATTACTATGTAATAAGTTTTTTATAATTAATAACTTTTCTTTTGTTAATTCTTGTGTGTAGTTTTTAATATAATAGTTTAAAAACATTTTTATTATACTTTTCTTATCTAGATTATAATCTATGGATAGATTTTTTATATATCTACTTAGATTATCGTGGTTATCTTCCTTTAGCTTTTTATATAATTTTTCATGATGTACATTACTAATAATATAATTATTGTTTATATTATCTTGGTTAGTTTGCATATAATTTATCATCGCTCTAATATCAGATTTAAAATGTTGCTGAATATTTTTAATAACATTTTTATTTAAATTAAGTTTTTCATTAATATTGACCTTATCAATAAATTCAATAATTTTTTGATTAGGTAATTTATCAAATCTTAATCTCGTAAATTCATTTTGAAGTGAATAATCTATTTTACTAATATAATTACATATCAGGCAAAATCTAACATTTTTCATATACATTTGCAATAACTGTTTTAAGGCATTTTGTGCATTTTTAGTCATATAATCTACTTCATCCAATATTATAAATTTAATTCCGCTGGTAAATAAGCCTTTAGAATTAACAAATTGATTGATTTGATTTCTAATTATATCTATACCTCTGTCATCCGATGCATTTAAATGTATAATAAGTTCCTTTTTTTTTTGATTATATCTTTTCTGATATAAATTGATCAAGTTAATGATAGTAGTAGTTTTTCCTGTTCCGGGTGGACCATAAAATAAAAGATTTGGAAAATAATTTTGTTCTATTATATTTTTTAATATGTGCTTATTAGAATCGTCTAGTACAATTTCGTCAAATGAATCCGGTCTATATTTTTCAACCCATGGAATTATATTGTTGTTTTTATTCATTAGTTAATTTCATTTTATTTATTTAAATACTTATGTTGTAAAACTTAAAAATGAATTAAAAATAAATAGTATATATAGATAATTATGTGTAAAGATACATATTTGCGATGCGAGCATTATGCGAGACTATTTTATGATTGCAGAGGAAAGGATAAAAGTTGTGATGCTTTTTTTTTGAAATTTTTACAGTTATATTCGTGTCACAGGTATGGATTTAGATATTGATTATAAAATCGAATCGTAAAATTCTATTTATATAGATAAACAAATGGAGAAACAAAGTAAAGATCCTTATGTTAAAATTACCAAAAATTCTCTTGCTTCAGATGTATGGAATAGTAATATTGGAAGAAAGCTTTTGAAAAAATTGAAGTATTAATTTATATTTTTAATATATGAAAAAAATGTTTTCACGCGGGATTAAAATCTCTCCAGTGGTGAATGGGTCACTTGAAATTAGGGTTGATAGCCATGTCGTGATACAGAACGAAGATGATGATATGAATGGCGTTACCGGAATTTTTAAGGGACATTTCATAAACGATCGTAATGAGTATCGTAGTTTGATTGTGTTGGATGAAAACAATATGAATTTTTATACGGCTCCGGAAACGGTTTTTCTTATAGAAAATAAGGGTTAGGGGGTTCGGGGGTTTCCCCCGAAGAAAAAAAAATTGAAAGTAGTTAGTAAGAAGTAAGATGGTAAGTAAAGATGTCGGAGTATAGGGGTGAAAGAA